GCGGCGGCGGAACCACCACGACCACGACCACGACAACGACAACGACAACCACGACAACAACGACAACGACAACTTCAACTTCAAGCGGCGGCGGAAGCGGAAGCGGAAGCGGCGGCGGAACCACCACGACCACGACCACGACAACGACAAGTTCAACATCGGGCGGCGGCGGAACCACAACAACCACCACAACCACAACAACAACTTCAACAACATCAGGCGGCGGAAGTTCAAGTTCAAGTTCAACAACGACAAGTTCAACATCAGGCGGCGGATCTCCAACGCTACCATAAAAAGCAAAACTGAAAGGGCGCTATCCGATGGAGTTTTATTTGAGAGTTACCGGGCAAAAAGGCGATGCAACTTATGTGGGCGAATGCGTTCAAAAGTTTCATGAAACGAACGGGCTGGAACCGTTGGAAGTTGATGAAGCTTTTTCGAAAGCGATGGACGAATACGGCGAAGTTCGATTGATCATCAGCCGGGAAAGAATCGCGGGCATGATTACGGTTGCGCATTACGGGCAACCAAAAGAGAACATCGGCCGCATTCGGTTTCTTTGGGTTGATGAAGCGTTTCGCGGTCAAGGCTTGGCGTATAACGCGATTCTTCACATTATGCGCGGTTATCCCTTCAAAAATTGGGTTGCCGATACGGGGCAAAATGAAGCGGCACGGAACCTATTCAAAAAGCATGGGTTCGAATCGTTTGATGAATCGCCGGATATGATGATTCGGAAGATTGACGAAGATCCGAATTTGACTTGCGTTCATCGCGGCGAACCGGTTGCAAACATCTATTGCAAACCATGCAAATCGAAAACAGGCCGGGGCCGAATGGTAACGGTTTTCGGTTGCGAACTTCACGAACATTGCACGTTGAACAATGAAATGGTTCGGTATAACAAAAAGCGTTCAACCGCATGTTCAACTTGCGAAGATCGGCAAGAGGTAAAACGCGATTTTCGTTTAGATATCGGCATGGCTTGTTTCGACGATTACGAAGGCGTTTGGTTTACGATTCAGGCGATGCGGCTGGAAGCGCGGGCAAGAAACATTCCGGCCGATATCCGATTCATCATCATTGACAATCATCCGGTTTCGGCGCATGGGCGGCTTCTGAATGAATTCGCCGATCAATGTGAAGACGTTCGTTATGTGGCTTATACGGATCGGCAAGGAACATCCGGGCCGCGCGATGAAGTTTTCAAACGGTCGGATGCCGATGCCGTTGTTTGCGTTGATTCGCATATTTTGCTTTGGCCGGGAAGCTTGGCGGCGCTGGTTGAATACTTTGTTGAAAATCCGGAATCAAAAGATTTGGTTCAAGGCTTATTGCTTTGGGATAATTTGATTCCGGATCATGGCGCAACGCATATGGATCCGGTTTCTTGGGATGCGAATATGTGGGGGAAGTGGGCGCATGATGAACGCGGGGCGAAGCTTGGCGGCGAACCGTTTGATATTCCGATGCAAGGGTTATGGTTGTTCGGATGCCGGCGCGAAGCTTGGCTTGGCTTCAACGAATATCAACGCGGCTTCGGAAGTGAAGAAGGATACATTCACGAAAAGTTTCGACAAGCGGGCCGGCGAACTTTGATGTTGCCTTCCGTTCGCGGCGTTCATAAATTCGGAAAGCCGGAAGGCGTAAAGTATCCGAACAACTTGCCGGATATTTGCCGGAACTATGTTATCAGTCATTACGAACTTGGATTGCCGATGGAACCAATTCAAAAACATTTCGTTGATGAACTGAACTTGCCAATTGATATGTTTGAACTTTTCATTTCGGAAGCCAAAAGGATCTACAATGCCAAAAGTTAGTTGCCTATGCCCAACGTTCAGACGGCCGAAAGCCGTTGCGAATGCGGTTGCCTGTTTTTTGATGCAAGATTTTGAGGATTCCGAATTGATCGTTTTCGATGATGAAGGCGATTTCATTCCGGGAGTTATCGCGGGCCGCGTAAAAGTTGTTTCGATTCCGTTTCGGTTTCGTTCGCTTCCGGAAAAGTTCAATGCGTGCGCCGGGCTGGCAAGCGGCGATTCTGAATTTCTAATCGTTTGGGAAGATGATGATGTGTATCTTCCAACGCATATCAAAAATCATGTTGACGTTTTGAGTTCAACGGCTGACATTTCAGTTACCGGAAAACTCTACGATGAAAAAGGCGATGCCGGAAACATTCGCGTTCGCGACAATACGATTTCGTTTCATTCGGGTTGGGCATACCGGCGCGATTTCTTCGATTTGATTGATGGTTATCGAATCACAAAGGCGCTGAACTTCGATCAACAGACATTCAACAAATTCATTGAAAACGGCGCGGGGTTGGATTCAACGCCGGAAGCTTCGCATGTTTATACTTGGCTGACTTCCGGTTATACGAACGGATCCGCATTGCATGGGGAAAAGGCCGATTCGGGCGAATGGTGGGAAGCGGCCGGCCGGCTGGATTACAACGACAAGCCGGAAGGGCCGATCAAACTTGAACCGAAACTTTCGGAACAATCTGAAACAATCTTTTCCGAGTTGTTCCCGAAACATCTGGAAAAATTTCAGAATAAAAATAAAAAAAGTGAATTCAGTTATTGACGGGGCCGATTATTGTGATATCATTTAAGCATGAACGGAAGGCAAGGCCGTTCGATATCACTTACTCAATTCTGAAAGGCACGGAACTATGCGTTGGATTATTCAAAGCGAACCTCACAAAAGCGGAACTCGTTGGGAAGGGAATGTTGTTGTTGTTCGCGGCGGCGGCGACTATCGGATCCCGGTTCAACATTGCGAACTTGTGGAAATGAGTTTGCGGCTTCACGGGCGCGTTTTTGGAAGTTACTTGGAAACCGTTCGCGATTTAATGCTTGCGGGATTCTGAAACAACGCGGGCCGTCAAACCGGCGGCCCGTTTTTTTCTTCAACTGAAAGGCAAGGCAAGATGAAGATCAAACAAAATTCAACCGACATTCCGAACAACATCATTCGCAAGGCGTGCGCGTTCGTTGCGGGCGAACTGGAAAATTTCAGTTTGAAAGATGTTCGCGTTCTGAAAGTCAAGAACACAAAGCGGCGATTCACCGGTTACGCTTATTATGATGGGCATGAAGTTGTTATTCGTATCGGGCCGGCAAATCATTTCCCTGTTGAAAGCAAACGACTCGGCGTGAAATTCAGAGTTGAATCGCGCGTTGAAGGATTGGTTGCAATCATCGCGCATGAATTCGGTCACGTTTGGCAAGGCAAGAAACATCAAACAAGCCGGCGGCCCGGAACTTCGCAAGAGGTTGAACGGCAATGCGAACGATTTGAAAAATTGATCCTGAAAGCATTCCGCGAACGCTCGGAAGAATTCCTTGAAGCTTGGGGCATCGGCCCGGATTGCAAACCAAAGGCCGAACCGGAAGCGCCGGTTTCTGATATCGTTGCCGAACGGGCGGCGAATGTTGAATCAAAGGTTGCCGAATGGGAAGCCGAGATTGTGAAACGCGAACGGGCGTTGAAGCGGGCAAAGAAAACGTTGACGAAATGGAAAGCGAAACGCCGATACTACCAAAAGAAACTTTCGGAACCGGGCCGGCAACTTGCGGCGAAGGGAAGCAAACCGCGAAAACTGAAACCGGAAACGGTTTTGAAAAACAAGATCGCAAAGTTCATTCGGCTTTACCTGCGCGACCGATACGGCATTCAATCCGGAACGCATGAACTTTCTTTTTCCGAGTTCATCAACCGGGAAGGCGAACCATGTTTGACGCGGCCCGCGCCGGATGTTGTTGAAGATCCGTTCGTTGATTTCTTTGAATGGAAGGATATGAAAAAGCTGGTTGCGCTGGGCGATGTTCTGGAAGTTCACGCATACAATCGACGAACCGGCGAACGCGATGGAATGGGCGAAGATGTTCCGATCCCTGAAACCGAAGAAAAGCTTGAACAAGAAATTGAAAGGTTTGCGAAATGACGAGGCCACCGAAGAAACGATTGGCGGCGGAAAAACTTTTTGAAACGTTGGCAACCGGGCCAATATCAATCGACGATATAACAAAAGGCCGTTCGCATTCCGAACCGGAACGGCTTCGCGAGAATTACGATCTTTGGTTTCGTTCTTGGGTACGCAATCAATTGATTGATTTGATTCCGCAACTATCGAAAGAAGCGGCGGAACGGATCGAAGAAAAACTTTCAGAAAAACAAAAAAAAGAGTGATATCAGAATTGACCGAACGCCGATAAGTGATATCATATAAACATCGACGGAAGGCAAGGCCGTCAAACATCACTCGAAACTTTGAAAGGCACGGAATTATGACAGTCACAAAAACAGTTGATATCAAAACCGATTTGATTGAAAGCTTGGTTGAGCTTCGCGAGAAGATGGAAGCCGGCAAAACAACGGATGCCGGATACATTCTTTCGGAAGTTCTCGATGCGGTTTCATCATCATCGGTTTCGGTTACTTGCGAACGGGTTGTTCGCGACGATAAGCAACCGGGCGCGTTGCCGGAAGGCGAAACCAACTACGCGGCATACAACATCGACTGAAACAACGCGGGCCGTTTCGGCGGCCCGTTCTTTTCTCTTATCACTGAAAGGCAAGGCAATGAAGAATCAAATCAAGGCATGCGGTTTGGAAGCAATCGAAATGATTTACGAAGGCGATACGGTTGCGGCGCATTCGATGGAATCGGAAAGCCGGGAATGCGAAGGCCCGCAAGCGAACTATGTTGTTGGGCAAGTTATGAAAACCGTTCAACCGGGCGAAGATCGCTTTTGCAAACATGCGGTTGAATGCTATCAAATCCGAATCATGCTGGAAGTTAAAAAAGGCAAAACGAATTTTCGGCGTTCTGGTTTTCTTCATTATGTTCCGGTTAATGGAACAACCAACGTTTTCGGAAAGCCGAACAACTTGGTTCATACGATCTGAAACAACGCGGCCCGGAAACGGGCCGTTTCCTTTTTTTGAAAGAACTATTCAATGAATTACGATCCTGAAAAATTTGACTTTGGCGAACGCACGAATGAAGAAATTGCGGCGGCGGCTTTGGAAGTTGCCGAAGTGATGCGAAATCATTTCGGGCCGGATTGCAAGCCGGAACATATCGTTGGAATGTTGGCAATGATTGCGCTTCAATATCAAATGAATTGCGGAACGGGCGCGGATTCGCTTCATGCGATTATTCACAACGCCGGCGTTTGTTGGAACGCAATGTTGGAACATCAGGGTTTCATGGATCCGGACGAATCAACTCCGGGCTTCATGAATCCGGATGATGATGATGATGATGATGAACTTGGCGGCTTTGATCGTCACGGATTTTCACAAAACTGAAAGGCGGAAAAATGGGAAGGCTAAAAAATGGCGCTTGCCGATGCGGGTTATCCTCAAAGATTCATTGCGTTGATTGCGGCAAGGGAAAGGCCGAAGCGAAAAAACTTTTCGTTCATCTTGGCGAATCCGGGCCGTTCGCTTCCGGGAAATTCATTGACGAACAAACGGAAGCAATCGCGTTCAGCTATCCGAGAGGGCCGGCAACGGGCGCAATCTTTTCCGAATGCCGGAATCATCGGTTCGCGCTTTGGCGGATATGGGACAGACGAAAGCCGTTCGTTTGTTTCATCGGCTTGAATCCCTCGACGGCTGACGAAACCAAAAACGATAATACGGTTTCGCGTTGCGTTCGCTTCGCCGAAGATTTTGGCGGCGGCGGATTGGTTATGCTGAATGCGTTTTCATACCGGGCAACCGATCCGGAAGAAATGAAGCGGCAAGCCGTTCCGAATTTGATGGAAAATATCGATTGGATTTCGGCGTTCGTTGGCTTGGCGGCGCTATCAGTTGCGGCTTGGGGAACGCATGGAACGTTCGCGAATCAAAGCGATTTCATTGCCTATCGAATGCGGAAGGATCTGCGAATGCTTCATTGTCTCGGAACGAACAAAGACGGAACGCCGAAACATCCGTTGTATTTGAAAGCCGATACGAAACCGGTTTTATGGTGCGAACCGTAGGAACGCGAAATTTCGATTCTGACGGCTTCGGGCGGTTCGGCGTAGGTTGAACCGTTTCGGGCCGTCAAAACGGCACGGCGCAACGCTCCGGGATTTCTCCGGGGCGTTTTTCTTTGGGCGTTGCCTACAACCGGGCGGGCATCCGAAAAAGTTTATTTCAGTTTTTTATTTCGGCGGATCTATATTTTGTGGATGACTCCCGCAAAAAACGGAAATGCACGGAAATTCCGGGAATTCAAACACAAGATATAGGGGTTGCCGGGCGGCCCGAATGGATCTGGTTGCGGTTTTGGGTATTGAGGCCGGCGGAATGGATCCGATATCTTCGCAAACGCAACGAACGAAATTGAACCTTTCAGGCTTTCGCCGTATCCTGTTGATAACCGGCAAGCGCCGATTGGTTCACGTTCGTTGCAGTTCGTTGAATGGATACGCCGTTGCCGGTTTTTTCGTGCGCGGATATTCGTTGCAACGCGGCGTTGGGGCGAATGATTGCGAACGCCGTTACAAAGGAACCGCGCAATCAACGGCAATCGACCGAATGACGGGAACACGCAAGTTTTCGTTTTGGGGGGTAGGGGGGCTACGGCTTCTCTCCCTCATTCTGGGATCCGCAAGAGGGGTTTGATTCAAAGTTGAATGATTAAACTTGAAACTGAATTCACAAAAGGATCTAATCAATGAACCAACAAAGGCCGTTTTTGTATGGGAAAGTTAAGCGGGTTGATTGCTTTTGTGGAAAAACAACAATCCGGACAGTTAGAGGAAAAAGAGAAATAGAAATTTGCGACGGTTGCAAGCGCGACGTTCAACCGCATGAAATTTCGATTGACGATACCGGGCGAATGCTTCGGGAGTTGGACAAAAAAAACAAAGGCGCGGAATGAATCATCTGCCGGGATTGCGGAAAAAGTTCAAAACGATTTATGCGGATCCACCGTGGCAGTTCAACAACCGAACGGGCAAGGTAGCGCCGGAACATTCGCGGCTTCACCGTTATTCAACAATGACGTTCAACGAAATTTGCGAAATGCCGGTTGCGAATCATGCGGAAGAAAACGCGCATTTGTATCTTTGGATTCCGAACGCATTGTTGCCGGAAGGCTTGACCGTTCTTGACGAATGGGGATTTCGTTACGTTTCAAATCTTGTTTGGTTGAAGACTCGAAAAGACGGGCAACCGGACGGGCGCGGCGTTGGTTTTTACTTCCGGAATACAACCGAAATTTTATTGTTTGGAGTTCGCGGGAAATTGCGAACGCTTCAACCGGGGCGTTCTCAAGTCAACGCGATAATGAAAGCGAAGCGGGAACATTCGCGCAAGCCGGATGAATTCTATGATTTGATTGAATCATGTTCGCCGGGGCCGTTTCTGGAATTGTTCGCGCGACACAAACGGAAAGGCTGGCGGCAATGGGGCAACGAAATTTGATCTTGCCGGAAGGGTTTGAATACACCGAAGCCGGGCATGTTGTAACGGAAATCGGTTTGCATAAACTTCAACTTGCGGCGAAAGCCGGCGTTGCAAGGCAAATCGAATCATATGCCAGAAAATCAAAACCGGCATACGGGGCCGATCATTCTTTGAATTGGCAAATCGCAATTGAAGGCGTTATTGGCGAATGGATTATTTCAAGAATGTTGGGCATCGAATGGCATGGCAAAGGCGTTCTTGGCGGCCCGGATGTTGGCGAAGATCTGGAAGTGAGAACATCAGCATACAACAACGGCCGTTTGATACTTCACCCGTTCGACGGGAAACGCGGCGATGATCCGAACCGAATCTTTTGGCTTGTTACAGGATCGCAACAAACATATTTTGTTCGGGGATGGATTCGGGCGGCTGACGGTCAACGTCAAGAATTCTGGACGAATCCAACGGGCAAAAAGGGGCGCGATGCGTTCTTTGTTCCGCAAAGCGAATTAAACTTGCCGGGAACTTTTGAGAGGGAAAAAGCAAATGCAATATGATCCGAATGAACCGTATCCGATGGAAGTGATTGATGCGGCCGTGAAACTTCGAAATGAAAAAGGTTGGGGCATGAAAAAGATTGCCCGCAAACTCAAAGTTGATGAAAGCAAATTGCGGCATGATTATATGGAATTATTGATTCGCCAACGGGCGGCGGTTCAAGAAAAATGATTTGAACTTTTTGAAAGGCTGACACAATGGCAAATCCTCTAAAATGGCACGGCGGCAAAACGTATCTTGCCGGCGAAATCATCAAACGCTTTCCCGCGCATACGCGCTACGTTGAACCTTACTTCGGCGGCGGGGCCGTTCTCTTTGCAAAGCCGTTCGAAGGCGTTGCCGAGTATGCGAACGATCTGGATCTTGAGTTGATGAATTTTTGGCGCGTTCTGCAAAACGAATTTCTTGGGCCGTTGTTGATTCGGCGGTTGAACCTTGAACCGTTTTCAAAGCCGGGGTTCACGGTTGCAAATGCAAAATCGCAATATGCGGATCCGAATTCTTCGCCGGTTTTACGGGCGGCGAATTTCTTTGTTCGATACCGTCAAAGCCGGCAAGGCTTGGGGAAGGATTTCGCAACGCCAACATCGCGAACGCGGCGCGGAATGAACGAACAAGTTTCGGCATGGCTTTCGGCGGTTGATGGATTACCGGAAGCGGCGGAACGATTGCGACGGGTTGAAGTTCGCAACGAATCCGCGATTGATTGCATTACCGAACTCGATTCGCCGGAAGCTTTGTTCTATCTGGATCCGCCATATCTTCCAGAAACTCGGAAAGCAAAAAAGACATACGGCGAATTTGAAGCAACGGTTGAACATCATGAATTGCTTTTGAAAACGTTGGCGGGTATCAAAGGCAAATTCATTCTTTCCGGTTATCCTTCAACGATGTATCGAAAAGCGGCGAAGGCGAACAAATGGAAATGCGACAAAATAGAAATCGACAACAAAGCAAGTTCGGCGAAGAAAAAAGAAATCAAAACCGAATGCCTTTGGTTTAATTTCAGCCGGCGGGAATTCGGGAAGGGATTGAAAGCGGAATGAGAATTTTGATAGTCGGCGCGCCGAAAACAGGAACAACGGCATTGATGGATTCAATCGCCGGAAGTTTAGGTTTCAAATGGGAGTTCGAAAAAACCGATTGCGGTTCGGATAATCTTGTGAGAAAAATTCTATTTCATCAATTTGCGGATCGGATGATTGATGAATTTGATCGAATCATTTTCACTTGCCGGGATCCTCGCGATAGGTTGATTTCGGCGTTTGTTTATTTCTTGGCGTTCGGGCCGGCAAACATGAAGGGGCCGTTCATCGCGCTTGATCTTTTGCAGCGGAAAGAATTCGAACGCGAACTTCCGTTTCATATTTTGTTGCGGGAAGCTTCGCGGCATTGCTTTTTTCATTACTCGTTTTCTGAATTTGTTGATCGGGATTCGCTGGCGATGATTCGCCGGCATCGCGACAATCCGAAAGTTTGCGTTTTTCATTATCACGATTTAATCAAAACAAACTTTGAAACCGTTTCGGAGTTGATCGGAAAAAAGATCAAACCGTTTTCCGGGCATTGGTCGCCTATTGCATACCGGGCCGGCGGTTGTGAGTATTGGCGGCGATGGTTCACGGAATCGGATCTTGATTATTTTACCGATATCGCGAACGATTGGGCGCGAACTTTTGGATTCGGTTTGGATTGGCGGCTTTCGGATGAAGGCGCGAACGCGGCGGAAGGATCTGAATGGTTCAAGATCGGCGCGAACAAATGGCGAAAGATAAACGGCGTTCCCGAACTGGAATTTTGAAATGAAAAAAGCGGCTTGCGTTTTCACGATTGTTCAAGATGAAAGTTTTTTCTTGCGGCTTTGGTTTGAACATTATCTTCAACATTTCGACGCAACCGATCTTTTTGTTATCGATCATAATTCCATCGAACCGGTTCAAGTTCCGGAAGGCGTGAACGTTATTCGGCTGGAATATGAAACATCGTGGGCGCATGATTGGCTTTGCGAGACGGTTGAAAACTTCAATCGTTTTTTGCTTGGAACTTATGAAACCGTTTTGTTCGCGGAAGCCGATGAATACTATATCGCGAATCCTCTTTTGACTTCGGCCGCAAAGCTTCCGGAAGTATTGAACGCGGAACATATCGCAAAGAAACCGGTTTTGCGTTCTCAGGGATTTGATATCGTTCAGATGGTCAACGAAGATCCGCCGGTCGATCCTTCAAAGCCGATGTTGGGGCAACGTCAATTGATGTTCGCTTCCGATGCCTATTGTAAGCCGTGCGCGGTTCGCGTTCCCGTTCGATGGAATTACGGCTTTCATACTTTGAGATCTCGCGATATGGTTACGTTCGTTCCCGAATTGGTTCTTTGTCATTTTCATTACTTTGATGAAGACATTTTGAACGAACGGAACGCATTGCGGCTTGAACGCAAATGGTGCGAAAAAGCTTTATACGATAACCTCGGAAAACAAAACCGAAACAGTTGCACGGAAGTTCGGAAGGAATTTTTGGAATGGAAAAAAAAGCGAACAATCATGCGGCCGATTCCGGACGAATGGAAATCGTTGATTCCCGCGTTGCGATAGTTGTTCCGTCGAATCGCGTTGATGAAATGTGGAAGTTCAAAAGCGAATGGGAAAGCGAACACGCAACAATCTTTTGCGTTTGGGATAAGGAAACCAAGCCGGGCCGGTTTACAGATTCGAAAACATTCCGTTCAATTTCGCATCGCGAAATCAAAGAACAATACGGCGAAGTTTCAAAAATCTTTTCAACCAATGACGGCGGGATCCGCATCGCTGGATTCTTGGAAGCGGCGCGGGCCGGGGCCGAAGTGATTATTGTTTTAGATGATGATACGCGGCCGCATGGTAGCGTTGCCGATTTCATTGAAGGGCATTGCCAAAACTTACGCGGCGGATTCCCGCGTTGGATTTCGAGCGCTCCGGGAATTCATCAACGCGGCTTGCCGTATCTTCCGGATATAAAAATTCAAAGGCCCGTTCTTTTGTCCGTTGGATTATGGCAAGGCGTTCCGGATGTTGACACAATCGAAACGTTCGCGGCATTGCGCCGGAAAATATCGCTTCATTACATACCACCAAAGGGAACGCGCATCGTTCCGGCCGGGCAACTGGTAACGCTTTCGGGCATGAACTTCGCTTTCCCTGTTGAGTTTCTACCGGCCGCGTTTTGGCCGAAGCAATCGTTGGAAACGTTTCAAAGATTTGACGACATTTGGGGCGGCTTCTCAATGCAACTAATCATTGAACAGTTCGGCGGAATTGTGACAACGGGCGAACCGTTCGTTTTGCACGAACGAAGATCCAGCGCATACGCGAACTTGAAAAAAGAAACGCGCGGCATCATTGCGCATGATGAAGTTTCGCAATTGATCGACGGTTTCGAGAGTCAAGAAACATCGATTGCAAGAACGGCGTTCGCGTTCGTTGAACATCTGAGAAGAAAAGCCGGAATGATGGATTCGGATGTTGCCGAATACGTCAAGCAATGGGCAACGGACTTTGAAGCATGGCTTGAACTATGCAAAAAACTTTTCCAAAAACTTTCCAAAAAAGAATGATATCACATTGACGGGCGGCCGATAAGTGATATCATACAGTTGTTGAAGGCAAGGCAACAAAACAAAACGAAAGGCACGGAATTATGTTTTATATGGTTGGCGGCAAAGTTCCCGTTCAGTACGAAACCGGATACAAAGGTTTTCAATTCAAAGTTCTTGAAGTTGTTACAACCGAATCGGCTTCACTGGAAGGAATGAAAGCATACGTTGAACTCGGATACAAAGGCGTTTGCCGACGCATCGCAACCGCAAACGAATTCTTCGAATTCAGCGAAAACGGCGGCGAAAACTTAACTTTCCAAAAAGTTTGAAAAAAAGTGATATCAGGATTGACGGCGGGCCGATAAGTGATATCATATAAACATCTGGCAAACGGCAAGGCAAACAAACGAAAGGCACGGAAAGATGAAAACGGCATTCAGCGAAACTCAAGAGTTCAAAAAAGTTCAGGCGCTCAAAGCGGCAATTGATTTCGTTCGCGACGAAACGAAAGAAATAACTTCGGACGGTTCGGATATGTCGCCGGAACTTTGCGTTGTTGAATTCAAAGTTTGTTTCGCTGGCGATGCAAATTCATTTTGCGTTGATTGGTTTCAAGGCGCTGTCACAATGGATCGCGGATTTGAAGGCCGGCCAACGATTCGCATGTTCGTTCAAACGACACGTTCGGGCGGCTTCTCAGTCAAACGCGAACGCATTAAATCAATGGCATGAAAGGCGCGGCAATGACGGTTGAACTCAACAATCTTTTTGAATTTGAACTTCCGGAATCAATCACAATCAAAACAGGCAAGGCAATGAAACTTTCAAAAGAACAATACAAAGAAACGCTTTCGGGTTTGGGCGATGCGTTGAACTCTTTTCGTTCGGCGCGTGAACATGAACGCGAAGCGGAAGCGAAGCGGGTTCAATTCTGGATTGATGAATTGGAACCGGCGGAAATGAAACGCAAAGATCAACGTTTGATCGAAGCGGCAACTCGGAAAATCCGGGAAGCGCGAAAAGCAATTTCAAACTGAAAGGCACGGAAAGATGATTGACAGAAACGCAAGAATCGTTCGGGCGATTGAAAAAAAGATCGTTCGAAACTTACTGGAAACGATGAAGGCCGAACATGGTTATTGGTTTCGGGTTTATGATCCGGAACCGGCAACAACGGCAACGCAAAACGTTGATGATGCGATGAACGCGATTTTTGCCGTTGACTCAGCAACCGTTCGTTTTACTGACAATCCCGAAAGCGGGTATCGCGGTTCGGTTTTGTTGGTTCTCGGAAATGACGGTTGGGATGTTATCTGCGATTATTCGGTTCGGCTTGAAGATGAAATGAAGCCGATCAACGAATTCGCCGACAACATCGAACAACATATTTGAACGAACGCGGCCCGGTTCGCCGGGCCGTTCTTTTACTCTCGAATTTATTTTGAAAGGCTGGCAAAGATGGACGGGCAAAACGGAACGCGAAAAACGCCGAACGTTATGACACAAGAAAACGCGATTGCAATGGCGGCGGCGGCGCTGGCGAATCAATCCGAAATCCGAAATCGCGCTTGGTTGAACGCGGCGGAAATCGGAAACTTCATTGCCGGTAAAGCGGGGATTGAACCGGATGATTTCAGACCGGCGGCGCATCATGTTCACAAAATCTTGAAAGGCGTGAACATCGAATTCACGGCGTTAAACGTCAAGCAAACGGGCGGCGTTGAAACTCGCAAGCGAAACGCGGTTGCATCGGAACATCTGGATCTTCTCGCGGGGATGTTCAAGGCGTTGCCGAAGCAACAAAAAGAACAGGCCGATTTGTATTTTCGCGAACGCAACGGCGGGAAAGGCGTTGCCGAATTTCTCGGCATTTCTCAAGATACGCTTTTTCCGAATTGACAAACGGCAAGTTGACGGGAAGAATTGAAACCGTCAGCCGGCGGCGCTTGCCTTGCCAGAATAGCGCCGTTGCCGTTGCCGGAAGGGGGATTGCTTTGGGGATTCTATTTCCTCAACATTCCGTGCCTACCCTTCCGGCTTTTTTTCTGCGCTGGCGAAAAAGTTTATTTCAAAATCTTTTTGGTTTTTATGTGAATTCACATTGACGGGCGGCCGATAAGTGATATCATTGGCGGCGTTGACAACAGGCGCGGAAGCCGAATTTCTTTATATGAATCTTTTACGAAAGGCGCGATGCAATGGCGAAAGGCCGGGACACAACAACGCTTCACACTCCGGAAGGCTATCTTTCGGCGGTTGATGAAAATCTTTTGATTGAAGGCGAAAGCCGGGGCGCATTCATCCAACGAATCCTTTGGTTGTTACTGACGGAACGGCTGGAAGTTATTCGCGACGATGAAGGCGAAATCATCGACATACAAAAAACGGATCGGAAGCGTTTCAAAAATTATCCGGAACCATTAGTTCGGGGCCGGGCGAAAAAAACGAAGTGAGCGTTTCACTTTGAATTGATGGATTAGTTTTTTTGAAAGGGAATTCAATGTTAGTTTTATCTCGAAAAGCGAATGAACGAATTTTGATCGGCGATGATGTTGAAATTGTTGTTGTTGAAGTTCGCGGCAAGCGGGTTCGGCTTGGCATCAAAGCGCCGGGCGAAACTCGGATCATTCGCGCAGAATTAAAGGCGGCTGACAATGATGGAAACAATGACGAACTCGGAATTCAACCATTTGAAAAAGACGTTGAAGAAAACCGACAACGCGACAAAAACGATCTTCAACATGCGGAAGATGATCGAACAGGCGTTGCCGGAAGATCTTGACGAACTACGCGAAGCGGTCAAACATCATCGGATCCCGGTTGAAATCAAAACGGTTTCGCCGGGGCCGTTGAATCTTCCGTTCTATTACGAAGATCCGGTTTCGCGGGAATGCTTTCGCTTCCGGACGATCAAAGCGGCGGCGATTCATTGCAATCGTTTTTATGATGCCGTTAATCCGGAAGGGCAAAAGATAGTTGAAATCTGAAAACGCAAAAACTTGAAACAAAACTTTTTGAAAGGCTGACACAATGGCGAAGAAAAAGACGGCGCGGGCAAAAAACAAAAAGCCGGCTGACGGAATCGATGTAGAATCAATCGGCCCGGTTGATCAAATTCATATTCCTATTCCGGAAGGCGGCGGCGTTGTCGCATTGAAGGGGCCGAACGGGGCCGGGAAAACGAAAACGCTGGAAGCGGCGGAAGCTTTGGTTTCTGGCAACGCTCGCATTCTCTCGGCTTCTGACGGGGCCGATGCGGGGCTTGTGGATGGATTCGGCGCTTTGATCCGGGTTGGACGAACAAGCCGGAAGGCGGGCGAACTGGAAGCCGTATCGATCATCGGGAAGTTCTCAGTTGCCGATTTAGTGGATCCGGGCTTCAAAGATGAAAACGCATGCGATGCGGCGCGGGTGAAAGCATTGATTCAACTTGCCGGGAAAACGGCGGAAGAATCCGATTTCAAAGGTTTGTTCAATTCCGATGAACAGTTCAAAGAAATCGTTGGCGATGAACTCAAAGATCTTTCGTCGATGGTCGATATGGCCGGCAAAGTCAAACGGCAATGCGAAAGCGCGGCCCGGAAGCTTGAAAGCCAAGCCGACAAAAAAGAAACGGAAGGGCAAGGCATCATTGACGCGGCCGAACCGGAACTTGAAAACTTGCCGGAAGGATCGCTTGAAGATTCGCAAGCCGAGTTGAACCGGGCGATTCGCGAACAATCGCGGCTTGAAGGCGTTCTTGAATCGCTGGAATCCGGAAGGCAACAACGCGAAAGCGCGGCAAAGCAAATTGAAGAATTGCGAAAGAATGCCGGCGATGTTGAAAAGCTTGAAACGCTGGCAGACGCGAAAGCCGATATCGTTGCCGAAGCGAACGATAAAGTTGAACGGTTGAAAAAAGAGTTGGCCGAAGCCGAAACCGAAGCGAAAGATGCACAACGCGATTATCGGCAAGCTTGCGAAGCGAAAGATAACGCGATTTCGGCGAATGAAGAAATCGAAAAGCTTGAAAAGATTCTTTCAACTCAAAGAGAGGGTTCGGAAGATGATGTTCGCGAACAACTGGAAACCGCGAAACAAACGGCCGATGAATTGACCGATAAGGTTTCATCACTCAAAGGCGCGGAACGCATTCGCGAACGTTACGAAAAAGGGAAGGCGTTGAAAATCGAAGCCGACGATTTGAACGCCGAAGCGGAAGCGCTTCGCGATATCGGGTATTCAACCGATGATGTTCTTTCGGAAGCCGTAAGCGGCATCACAACGGCCGATCTGAAAATTGAAGGCGGCCGGCTGGTAACGGAAACGAAACGCGGAACAACGCTATTTCATGAACTCTCGCACGGCGAACGCTGGAAGATCGCGATTCAAGTTGCAATCGATATCGTCAAACAGGCGGCCGAAGAATCCGGAAAACCACCGTTGTTGATTTGCCCGCAAGAGGCATGGGAAGCTTTGGATCCGATCAACCGGGGCGAAGTCAACGAAGCTTTGAAGGGAACCGGAATCGTTATGCTGACGGCGCTTGCCGATGTTGGCGAACTCCGGGCGGAAAGCTTAGAATAAATCTCTCGCGCTCGGCATCGGCAAAAATGGATTGAACGGGCGCACGATGCCGGGCGTTTTATTTTCTCGAAACTTTGAAAGGCTGACAAATGATTGATTCAAAGATTGCAGTTGAAGGGCCGAAGGCGCATTCTCCCGAATGGTACGATATCCGGTTTTTCGATCCGGATCGGGAAAGGCCGGTTGTGATAACGGCAAGCGAATCGGCGGCGGCTTGCGGCGCTTCGCCGTATCAAACCGCGCTTGAACTCTACATGACGAAGCGGCGCGAAATGGAAGCTTGGGAACCGGACGACGAACAAAAAGAGCGCATGCGATTCGGTCAACGGATGGAATCGGTTGTTATCGACGAATACAAAAATCAAAACGATTGCGAAGTTGAAACCGATTTGCCGTTGTATCTTTCAAATCGATTTGAATTCTTGGGCGCAACTCCGGATGCGTTCGCGCGGAAAGATGAAGACGTTTGGGAACTGGAAGCCAAAAACTCGAATTGGCGAATGTTCGATCAAAGCGGCGAAGATGAAAACAAATACGGCGAAGCCGGAACGGATCAAGTTCCCGCGTATATGATGTTTCAAGCGCAACAACAAATGATCGTTCTTGGTTTGAACCGGGTTGATTTTCCCGTTCTGCAAAACGGGAATCGAATGTTGATTTACCGGGTTGAAGCTTATGAAGCTTTGCAAAATAAAATCATTGAATGCGGGAAAGAACTTGCCGAACGCATCATCAACGGCGAACCGCCGGATCCGGATTACACGCATGACGGAACCGCGAAATTGCTTCAAGAAATGTACGGCGTTTCGGTCGGAACCGTTATTGAACTCGATGTTGATGCCGAAGAACTTTGGTTTCGTCAAATTGAGATTGCCGAGAAGATCAAAGAACTTGAAGCGGAAAAAAAGGCAATCAAAAACAAGATGTTGGATATGATGGGCGATGCTGAGATTGCCCGTTTTCCGGGGCGAAATTTCAAATTGAAGCGAACCGCTATTGATGATTCGTATTGGACGGAACAAGATGTTCAAAAGATTGTGATCGGAGATATAAAGCGGCGCGGACATATCCGCATCACAAAATCAAAAGACAAATAAACATTTCTTCGCGTTGCCCGGTTCGGATTATCGTTTTCCGTCATTGAAGCCGGGCGGCGCGTTTCTTTACTCGAAAGCGAAAGGCTGACAAATGGCAAGCGGAAATCAAATGCTGACACAAGATCAAATCGACGCGCAACGCGGAATGAGTTTGCGCAAATGGTTGAACAAGCCGGAAGTTCTTGAAGATCTCGAATCTTCATTGACGGGTTGGATTTCAGCCGAACAATTCAAATCGCAAATTTTAGTTGATATCAATTCGGAAACTCTCGCGCGTTGTTCTCCCGAATCAAAGTTTGCGGCGGTTCTCAAATGCGCAACGCTTCAACTGTTACCGTCATTGAATCACGTTGCGTTGATTCCTTCCAAAGTTCGCGAAGACGGCGTTGTTGTCAAAACCGAAGTTCGCGTTACGGTTCAATGGCAAGGCTATCAAGCTTTGATGCTTCGGCATCCGGACGTTAAAGATGTGAACGCTTACTTGGTTCACGAATCGGATTCGTACAAATACGATCAATTAAATAAACGAATCGTTGAACATTCTTTTGATCCGTTGGATCCGCAACGAACTTTCAACAACTTCAATGACGTTCGCGGCGGGTATGTAGTTGTTGAGTACAAAGATCCGAACCGGGCTGATAAACATCATTTCGTTACATGCGAAACAATCCGCAAGGCGCGGGGATGCGCAGAAACCGGCACGATTTGGGAAGCATGGTTTTTCGAAATGTGTATGAAAACTCTCTATCGCAACGCATACGCGCGGCGGGTTGTTCCGATGGATCCAATGCTTGCGCGACGAATGGAAGAATTGAACCGGCATGAAGACGAACAACTCGGCAACGATCCGAAGCGAATCATTGATTCAACCGCAACCGCGATTGATCGAAAGCCGGAAAAACAGAAACCGCAAAGCCGGGCCGCGCAATTGGCTTCGGACGATTCGCCGGAATCTTCGCCGGTGGAACCGGAACCGAAAGCAACGGAACCGGAACCGATGAACGAACCGGAACCGGAACCGGAACTTCCAGAAACGCCAACGGATGAACCAAGGCGCGAAACATCGGACGAACGCGGGCATTTCCAACGGCTGAAAGAAAAGGCCGAATGCGCAACAACCGTGAAAGAAATCGATTCGCTGAATGATGAAGCCGGCGAATTGGTTTCAAGCGGGGAACTGACGAACGGCGAATTCGGAATTCTGGTACAGTTGTTTTCGGAACTTGCAATGAAACTCGATTGAAGGGATTCATCAAATGGCGTTAATGATTGACGCGAAGATCTGGTTTGATATCACAAGCAACGAACCGGCCGGCGTTCGGGGATTGATGATTGATATTTTGGCGGCCGGCGATTTGTTGAACGGTTCGGATATTATTACCGAAGCGATGATTCAACAAAAAGTTTCCGATCAACGTTCGGTTGAACTGTATTGGGAACGTGCGATTGAAGCTTTGGAAACGAACGGATTGATCAAAATCGAACGCGGTTTGATTGATTCGGAAATTGTATTTCCCGATTCGCCGGTTGGCGAACTTCGCGAATGGCTGGAATGGTGGAACCGGTTGCATGATGAAGGCATTGTTCCGGCATCCTATCGAACGAACAAAGTTTCAACCGGGATTCGCAACGCATGGCGGCGGGTTCAACGTTCATCGGAATTGATGGAACTATTGGCAAGGCGCGATGAAATAGAAACGCAAATTCGCAATTCGGAATTTTGTCGCGAACGCTGGTTTTGTCTCGAAAAGCTTTTTGGCGGAAAGAACAAAACCGGTTGTTTTATTTTGGCTGAACTTCTCAGGGGCGCATATGACACAACAAAGGCAAACGGCAAACGAATCGCTTCCGAAAAAGTTTTCGGTTGATGATGAACATCGGAAACTTTCGCATGATGCGTTCAAGGCTGGCATGAAGTTCTTGGCGGAATCGTTGGGGTTGATTGATTCAAACGGCGAAACGGAAATTCCACCGAATCAAATTGCGGCGTATGAAATCATTCTTCGCGACATTCCGAACGATGCGTTTCGTTGGGCCGTTTACGAACTCGCAAGTTCGCATCGTTATCCGAAGCTTCCAACGGCGGGCGAAATTCGGGCAAGGGCCGTTGAATACATTATCGGCTTTGAACCGCCGGCTTTGGTTGTCTGGAATGAGGCGTTGCATTATCTGAAAGAACGCCGGAAATTCTGGAATGAATTCGACGGTTGGAAATCGAAAGAACTTCAACATAAGTTTGAAACGTTTATTTCGGAACAAATGGATCCGGACGTTCGGCGAATTATTGAATTGATCGGCTGGAAAGATTTGAAGAAATCCGAAAAACAATTTGTTACTCTATTAGAAGAATCGCGAGAATTGAAACGCGAACGGTTGATGAAGCCGGCCGGATATTCTCAGGCGCAACAAAAACGTATTTCAAAAAAAGGGAAGGAATTAAGCGATGAATCAAAAGCAACTTGAAGGGATGGAAGATCCGCCAGTTCCCGACGAAGTGAAGCAAGCGGCGGAAGAATATGATGCGGCGCACAAAGCGAAGGGCAAAGCGGCGAAGCGATTCAACAACGCAAAAACGAAGTTGTTGGAAGCGATGGAAGAACACGGCGTTGAACGGGTCAAGATTCGCAACGGCGAAAAGTTTCTTGAACATGAAGTTACCGACAAGATCAATTACAAGAAACCGGAAGATCTGAAACCGAAACTTCGCCGAAGCAACGGCAACAAAGAGGGTTTCACCGATGCCGAAATTGCATCAATCCCGGATGTTGAAATCAAAGAAATCGGTTTGACCGATTCGCAAATGAAACCGTTGACCGAAGCCGGAATCAAAACGACTTCCGAACTCGGCGAAAAGATCGATTCCAACAAAACGAATTGGCATGAAGAAATTACCGGGTTGAACAAACAACAGGCAACGCGGATTGCGCGCAAGCTTGACTTGTGGCGCGAAGATCAACTTTGAGATTTCGCACGGAAGCGAATTAGGTTGTTTGCGATAGGCAACCGGGCCGACATGATGCCGGCTTTTTATTTTAGGCTGACAACGAAAGGCGCGGAAATGTTCTTTGGCATCGATCCTTCATTGACTGGAACGGCAATTTGTTTCGGCAACGATCCGGAACCGGAAAAACATGAAATGAAAGTTTTCGGCAATGAATCACGCGGAAAGTTATTGCCGGGGCGAATTGAACGGGTTGTTGATCTGGCGTTGATGGTTCAATCTGAAATCGCGAGAAACGCGGAAGGCGACGATTCGATTTTTATTGAAGCGTATTCCTACGGATCGAAAAACAACAGTGAGAAGCTTGCCGAGTACGGCGGAATTCTCCGGATGTTGTTGTTGGAAATGACACCGAAAATTTACGAAGTAGCGCCAACAACTCTAAAGAAATTCGCAACGGGCAAGGGCAAGGGCAAAAAACATTTGGTTGCGGGTTCGGTCGGCAAGCGGTTCGGGCTGGCGTTTGAAACGGACGATGAAACCGATGCCTTTTGCCTTTGGCGGTTCGGCATGGTTTTCGGCGAAGCCGTTCCGGATGCGCGGGCATACGAAAAAGAAACTGTTGAATCATTCAAGAAAAGGTTGAATTCGTGATTGGATATGATATTGACGGCGTTTTGACAAAACAAAAACTTCCGGATGATTGCGATGTTGTTATTTCCGGGCGAACGCTTGCCGAATATGATCAAACATGCCGGAACCTCGCATGCCGCGTTCCGGTTTACATTCGCGGTTCTGGAAATTACGGAAACAGGGAAGCCGCCGGGCGGTTCAAATCAATGATGATCAATCATTTGGGCGTGAAAGTTTTCTATGAAGATGATCCGGTTCAAATAAAAATCATCCAAGAAAAAACAAATTGCGAAGTAAGGAAAGTTTAGTGACGGGTACAATCGATCAAATCATTTTGGGCCGATACTTTCGCGGGTTGGCAGAATCGGAAGCAATGCGGGCAATCGTTCAAGAGGGGTTGAAACCAAGCCGGTTGCGGGTTGAAGGCGATAGGGTCTTTTATGTTATGCCGGATCAACTCGAAGAAATCGAACTTTGCCGTTGCCGTTCGGCTTATGAAGCGGCAACCGTTGCGAACGAAATCAACGATAAGCTTGAACTTCAACAGGCGCTTCAAACGTTGACGGCCGAACTTGCCGGTTTGCTTCGGGCGTATTCGGCGGCCGTTTATTACTTCGCGCATCACGAAACCGATTTGAGCATTGACGAACAACAACAGTTGAACGCGGTTGCGGATCGCATGGAACTTTGTTGCGAATACGGCGATGATCTTTTCAACGAAATCGTTTTGCCGTTCTTGCATCAAAACAAATTTTCGGTTGCGAACATCACATTGAACCGCGAAAAGACGCGAACGGTCAAAATGTTGAACGCGGCCGAAAAACTTTTATACGAATTAAATCTTTCCGTTGCGGCCGGGCAAGAGTTCTCGGAAGGAATCGTTGACGCGGCGGCCGAACTTGAACAATCAATGAATCTTTCGGACGAAGGGCAAGCCGATGAAAATGAATGAATTCGTTACTATGGTTGCGGATATGTTGGAAACGCAACAACGATATTTCAAAACGCGAAGCCGGGAAGTTCTGCAAGAGTCGAAGCGAAAAGAAGCCGAAGTTCGCAAGGCAATCAAAGAATATAACGGCGGGCAACAATCGCTTTTTGATGACTGACGGGAGAAATCCCCTTTCGCGAAACATTCGAAAAGATTACCTTTCGGAACTATGATTTCGGTAACGGAACCGAAACGTTTTTCCCGAAAGGTTTTTTTCATGGATGGAATACTTGCACAAGCGGCACAAGCGGCGGAACCGGAAGGCTTCGGATTCGCCGAAATCTCTATGATCATCGGCGCGTTCGCCGGCTTGGTTTCGATTCTTGGCGTTGGATTGGCTGGCGTTTGGCGGCTGGCAACGATCAACACAAAAATTGAAACGCTCAAATCCGAAGATATACCGTTCATCAAAAGCGAACTTTCAACGCTTCGGACGGATCATAAAACGCAAACGAATTTGCTTCACGAAAAGATCAACGAAAACTCGGAACGCATTACGCGGCTTGAAAAATGAACGGCTTGAATAATTACATTACGCCGGAAGCGGCGGCCGAAAGAATTCAAAACGGTTGGTTGATTCAATACCGGGGCGCGGCGGGTATCTTTTCAAATGCGATTCGATGGGCGGCAAGCGGGCAACCGCATACGCATTCCGCAATGGCGCATGTTTTCGAGAACGGTCAAAAGAATATCAACGTTTTGGAAATGCGAGAATTCCGGGGCGGGCGTTCGCTTCCGTTTGAATATCACGTTGAAAAATACGCCGGGCGAATGGATGTTTTTTCGATCAACGTTGAACGCTTTCCGGAATACAATGCCGAACAAGCCGTTGCCGAAATGCGGCATCTTGTGACAAAAGAATACGGATATGCGGGCGCGTTCGGTTTGGGGCTTCGGCATTTGCCGTTCATATGGCGATTGTTTCCGGTCGATGTTACGGACGTTCTAGATCCGGATGAAGCAACAAACGTTCGGCCGTTTTGTTCGCATGCGATAGCGCTGGCGCTTCAACTTGGCGGCATGGTGGATCCGGTTTTGAGGCTTCCGGCATACTTGGTTGAACCGGCGCATTTGACGAACTCGCATCTTTTTAATTACGAATTCTCAATTCAAAAAAAGAGGAAATGAAGAAATGGCGCAATCGGATTACGGAAGCAAATTGGAAAAAGAAGCGGTTCGGAATTTTTTGAAGAAATGGGCAAAGCGAATCGGCGTTTTGATTGCCGGGGCGATTGCGGGCGGCGGGGCCGTTGAAGTGAGTCAAAGCGGTTTTGATCCGGGGCAATACTTCCAAGCGGCCGAAGCCGAAGCCGAACCGGTTGAAGAATGGGCGCAACCACAAGCGATGATTGCGGGGCCGTCTGAAATTGACGCGGGCCGGTTGTTGACTTTGAGCGCCGAAGATTCAATTGGCGATTCGGTTCAATGGGATCCGATCAACTTGCCGAATCCAACGGATTTCAAAGTTTGCGGGCGGGAATTGATTTGCGCGATTGATAGGCCGGGAACATACGAATTCAGGCTTTGGGCGTCGAATTGCAAAGATGGGAAGCCGATCTTTGATAAGGCAACGCATACGGTTCGCGTTGGCGGCAACGAACCGGACGAACCAACGAAACCGGATGAACCAACGAAGCCGGAACCGGATGAACCGGACGAACCAACGAAGCCGGAACCGCCGGCCCGCTATGGCTTGGCGGAATACGTTCGCGGGTTGGCTGAAACGGTCGATAAAAAAGAACGCGGGCGGGCGGGCGAAGTTGCCGATGTTTTTGAATTGGCGGCCGATGGGAACCATTCGACACCGCAAGCGCTCGTTTCCGCAACGCTGGAAGGCTTGCGTTCAACTCTCGGAAGCGATGTTGATGAATGGCGGGATTGGTACGCGGCAACGGCGAAGCGATTGGATGAACTGGAAGCGGCCGGAAAAATGGTTTCAATGAATGACTTCCGGCAAGCTTGGAAAGAAATTGCAAACGGTTTGAATTCTCTTAACTGAAAGGCGCGATTGTGTCAGTTGAGCAAATCATCAAAGAAACGGATGCCGAAGTTTCGCTTTTTGATATGGTTCGGTTTTTATACCGATATGGATATTTCAACGGAATCATTGACGGTTTGAAAAGCAAATCGTTTGATGATGTTGTGAAGTTCGTTCGGAAGCAAATGCCCGAATTCAAAGAGGGAATCAAACGCTTTCAATCGTTCTACAATTTGACGGTTGATGCCGATCCGGGGCCGCAAACGCAACGGGCGATGATGGAACCGCGATGCGGTTGCCCGGATATCATACCGGAAGGCGCGGAAGCGGCGGGCCGTTGCCGTTGGCCGATTGAAAAGATGCAAGGCGTTTCGTATTCCTGCAACTTTGATGAACTCAATATTTCAACGGCCGAAGCAACCAAGATCTTTCAAGATGCGGCGGAAGCTTGGAACAAAGTTTGTAACATTCAATTGCGCTACGTCAATCAATACGGAAGCGCGAACATCAATGCGGAAACCGCGCGGATTGATTCACGCGGCGGAACGTTGGCTTGGTCATATTTGCCTTGTCAGAACTCGGCAACGCAACGGCTTCAACAACGATATGACACGCGGGAAAATTGGAACTATCGGTTTTTGTTGGCCGTTGCCATTCACGAACTAGGGCATGCGCTCGGCTGGAATCATGCGAACACGCGGGCAAGTATTCTTTGGCCGTCATATCAAAGCAACATTTGGGAACCGCAAAAATTTGATATCGCGCGGGCCGAAGATACTTACGGCAAGCCGATCATTCCGGAACCGAAGCCGGATCCGAAACCGGATGATCCGAACGTTCCAAGCGCGGAAGGCATCATCAACTTTAGAATCAACGGGCGAACGTTCCCGATGAAACTTGTTTCTGTTACTGATAAAGGGAGTCTTTGAAATGCGATGGTTTTACTATCATTCGAAATTTGTTTTGGCGGCATCGATCTTTTTGGTTTGTTCCGTTGCATCGGCAACGAACTTCGGAACGCTTCAAGATGTGGACTTCGGCGAATTGAGTTCGCCGGCAATGGCGAACGTTGACTTCTCGGAACTTTCGTTTGAAGATCTTTCGGCCGATGCGCAACCGACACCGCATGCGGAAGTTCATCGAATTCTTTCCGAACTGAGATTGAAGCCGGGCGAAACGTTCGTTGATTACGGATGCGGATACGATGCCCGGTTTTGTATCGCGGCGGCTTCGCTTTATGGCGTTGACGCAATCGGCGTTGAAATCGATCCGGGCCGGGCGGAATCGGCAAAGCGGCGGGTTGCGGCGCTTGGCTTGTCCGATAAGGTTACGATCATTGAAGGCGATGCAACGGCGGTTGATGTGGATGCCGATGTTGGCGTTGCGTATTTATGGCCGGAAACTTTGAAGGCGTTACGGCCGAAACTCGAAAGGCTGGATCGGTTCGCTTCGGTCAATCATCGCGTTCCCGGTTTGGAAATGAAACCGAACGGCGATGCGTTCGTTTGGACGAAGCCGGAAGATCCGCCGGAACTGCAAACGGTTTCGATTCCGTTTCCAGAATACGCAAGTTATTCCGCGCCGGTTTGCAACAAAGCGAATTGTTCGATGTGCAATAAAATCCGGGCGAACAACGCGGCAAGGCAACGGGCAACCGAACCGGAAAAACAGAAATCCGGCGGGCGTTGGGTGAACTACTATTGCAACGGCCGCGTTTGCCGGCGGGCTTGGGTGGCAAATTAGATATTGCGAACTCATTCAAGAAACGTTTGAATGAATCAACCGGAAGTTGAACGGGCGGCCCGGAAACGGGCCGTTTTTTATTTACCTTTTGAAAGGCGCAAGAAAATGAACAGGGAATTTGAATTGAACCGATTGGAACTGAAACAAAACTCGAATCCGGTTGTTTCCGAATTCGCGAAACGCATTGATGACAATCTTGCGGCCGTTGATTACTCCGGGCCGTCAATGTTGTTCGGTCAAGATCTCATTGCGTTGATGATGGAACTTTTGCTTTCGGTTTTGGAAGGCTGCATTTCGCAACGCTCGAAACCGGAAATGATCGAATCAATGAAAGCGCCTTCAATCTGGCAACGGATGTTGTTACGGCGAAGAATGAAGCGCGAATTGTACGGCGGAAATAAACGCTTTGAATCATTGGACGGCGAAGGCGTTTATCAGGCTTTCATGAAGACAACGGCGGAAGCCGAACCGAACGAACTTTCAGAATTGATTGATTACGTTGAAGGCGAATCAATTCCGGATGTTGATTTTGGTTCGCTTTGATGAACGAAAGGATCCCGGATGAATAGCAAAAACCGCGAATACGTTGTTACGGTTGCAACATCAACCGGCGGCCGTGATGAATCGATTGATCATCATTCGCCGAACGGCGCGGCGCATATGGCGCAACGGCTATTTCCGGGATCCGTTATTCTTGACGTTCGGACGCGATGGAAAGTCATTGGAGATTGCGAGAAATGCGGGGCCGTCATTCTCGACAACGAAAACTTCAAAGAAATTTCAAACGATCTTTTTGAATGTGAAAGTTGCAAGGCATGAACGAACCGAATAACGAAATCGGTTTGCCGAACGAAATGCGGGAACGCATCGAAGCGCAAGGCATGGAAGTTCCGGCGGGCGTTGATTTGTTTCAACTCGCGCGGAAGATCAACAAAGGCGAAGTTGATCCGGGCAACGCTTGCATCCGTTTTGACGATGAATCGCTTGGTCGGCATTCATACGAAATAACGGTTCAAGCTTCGCGAAAAGCGCCGGGGCCGGGCGTTCGGCCGGATTACCGATTCCCACCGGGAAGCGCGGCGGAATATATCAATCAAACGAACAAACAGTTCGGCGGCGTTCTACCGGGTTCACCCTCGGAAAAAGTGATTTCAGAAAAAACAAAAAAAGTTTGCAGAAAACATTGACGGACGGCCGATAAGTGATATCATATAAACATCGACGGAAGGCAAGGCCGTCAAGAACGAAACTCAAAACAAAGGCACGGAATCATGATCGTTACGGCAAAAGCAAAGAATAAAGCGGAAACTCGCAAGGTTGTTCAATGGTGCGAAAAGTTCGCGGCGGTTGCATGCGGGCGATTGCATCGCGGATATTGCACGGTTCACTTTTCAAGCGCTCCGGCGTATGCACGGCAAGAAATGCTTGAAGCATACGAAGCCGATGGAATACCGGTTATTTCAATCGACTGAAACAACGCGGGCCGTCAAGCCGGCGGCCCGTTTTTTTTTCTTCAACTGAAAGGCAAGGCAATGATCATTCACAGTGAACAGGCAAGCGGCAAATGCGATTCATGCGGCAAAGGCAACGCAACGCTTGGTTGCGTAGCGCAAGGCGCAACGGGCCGTTGGTGCGAAGTGATGTGGATTTGCGAAGATTGCGGCCCGGAAGATCCGGCGGCAATCAAAACCGCAAAAGAGGCGCGGGCGGAAATTGAGGCATCCGGGAACGGTTGGCCGGAATTTTAATTGATTTCAGATTTTTTTTGAAAATGAGTGAATTCACATTGACGGCGGGCCGATAAGTGATATCATTAAAAATGTAAGGCGAACGGCAAGGCGATTCGCCAACAATCAAAACTTTTTTGAAAGGCACGGAACTATGATTTTTTCTTCAATTGCAACTGACACTCGCGAAGCTTTGGAAACGGCTTTCCCTTTTTCGGTTGACAAGTTTCCGGTTTCATTCCCGGAAGGCATCAAAGCGCCGTTTTACGGTTTGCTTCGATCTGACGGCGTTCCCGTTGGCAAATCATCCGTTGGGGCCGGCTATCATCCGCATACTTTGGAAGATGTTGCGGCGTTGGTCGAATCGGCAAAATCGGCGTTCGCGGATGTTGAAGGCGAAACGCAATTTGAATTCGAATGCTTTTGGAATGATGGGCATGTTGTGAACTTGCAACCGGGCGCAGAGTATCGCCGGGAAGTTGCCCGCAACGATTTGATTTATCCGAAGCTTTCGATTTCCGCCGGATATGACGGTTCGCCGTTCGTTGGAACTCTCGGCATGTTCCGGGAAGCTTGCGAAAATTTGATGTTCCCGAAAATGGTTTCGGGTACAACCGTTCGGATTAAGCATACGAAATCGATGCCCGAACGGCTGGAAGAATTGAACGCGAAGTTCCGACGCATGCGGGCCGGTTGGGATGGAATCGTTGCCGAAGCCGAAGAAATGGAACAACGCGAAGTTCGCGTTTCTGAAATCCTCCAAGCCGTTTACGGCGATATTCCGGAAGGGGCGTCAAAAACGGTTGCGAAAAATCATACCGAACGAACGAAAGAAATCGTTCAACGGATGTTTGAAGAGCGCGACCGATTAGGCCGGCGGGATATGGGGAAAGATAAGGCAACCGGTTGGGAGTTGTTCAACGCAATTCAAGGTTACGAACAACATGATCGGCGGCGCAACTCGAATCCATCCGATTTTGAACGGGCCGTTCTTGCGGCTGGCGAAGATTCGGTTCGCGATGCCGAACGGTTGATTCTGGCAAGCTGACAACCAACGCGGGCCGGCGATGTTGCCGGCCCGTTTCTTTTTATTTTTTGCGAAAGGCTGGCAAATGTTTAACGTGAATGCTGACGGGAAAGAAGTTGATTGCGATTTGATTGCCGGGTTGTTGGGTCAATTGATCGAAGCTTCAAACGAACTTTCCGTTCTCTCGGAAACGATTGAACTGGACGAAGCGGCGAAGCGAACGTTTCAACAAACGGCGAATCTTGTGATCGATAACTTGGCAAACGTTGAAGGGAATTTGAACGGATGAAGTTGATTCAAGAACTCGGAATTCGATTAAAGCGGGTTGCGGGAACGATGGATCCGAATCATCCGGGCTGGAACGATTTAACTTCGGCATGGGCGATTTATCAAAAGTTGGCGGATGAATCGCCTTGCCGAATCGATTCAAAAAGGGATCTTGAAATGAATACGCGGCTTCGATGTCAATTTGAATGGGTCAAAAGCGAATGCGATGCCGATGAATTCGTGATTCGCGATATTGGCCCGCACAACGTTTTCTTGACGGTCACGAATGACGTTGAAGCCGTTGTTCGGTATTTGATCGAACTCGGCGAAATCGGCGATTCAAAGCCGGGCCGGCGTTTGTTCTATTACGATTCGGAAGGGTATCGCGACGAAATCAACTTTTCGGGCGATGGGACGTTTTTAGGTTTTACAGTAGGGGAACGATAAGATGAAAAAGATGATCTTGTTTTTTTGTTTGTTGCCGGCAATTTGTTCGGCTGAATTGAAACCGGATGATTTCGAAAGCCGGGCAACCGGGCGTTCGGTTCGCGAGTATTTGCGGGCGAAGCAAAAAGCGGCGGATGATTTTACCGACGCGAAAGATAAGGCGGCCGAATCTTACGAAGCCGAAGTTCAAAAATTGCGGGCCGAACTTTTGGCCGATCTTCGAAAGCATTTGAAAGCGGCGATTGAAAAAGATGAATTGAAAGAATCGCTTCGGCTTCAAATGGCAATCGCGAAGCTTGAAGAAAACAACGTTGAACCGCCAACGGGGCAAGAGTTCTTGCAAGGCGTTTGGGAAATCAATTGGTTGAATCATCCGTCAAGTTGTTTTCAATCATTCCAGCAATCCGGGCGGGGCATGTTGATCGAACGCCGGCAAAGCATGAACGGCGAAACGCTTCAAAAAGGGCCGGCGATAATGGTTCAAGGCAAAGTTGCGTTCAAGTATTTGAAAGGGGCGCGGCTTGACGTTTACACTCCAACATCTGACGGCCGGCTTTATGTTGAACAATGGGATCTCTCCATCGATAAGGCGGCAACCGGAAAGCCGATGATTCACGGCATCGCGAAAAAGGTAAAGCAATGAAAAATGTTGACGGCTTCGGCATACAGTTCGGCGGCAAAGTTGTCGATGTTCTGGACGGCGACACAATCGAAATTGAAGTGAAGCGAAAAGTTCGCGTTCGGCTTCTCGATTGTTGGGCGGCTGAAACAAGAACAACGGATCCGGAAGAAAAGAAACGCGGGATGCAAGCGAAAGATTTCATGAAGGAATTGGCGCTTGGAAATGATGCGGTTGTTTTCGTTCCGATTGAAGGCGATGCCCGGTTTGGTCAATCGCTTTCGTTCGGGCGGGTTCTCGGATTCGTTGAAGTGAACGGCGCGGATTTGTCGGAAGCGATGGTTGCGGCTGGAATGGCAACGGAAGAAAAGCGGGATTGATTTGTTTCGCGCGTTGTTGTGCAATCCGAACGCATCATTGTTTTACTTGGAGAGATTTTAGAAATGGATTTCAACATGATTTTCGCGCCGATGTTCTGGTTTCTTTGCGGGGCGTTTTTCACGGTTTCGGTTTTGGGAACAACTTATTTTTTTCGCGTTTGGCAATTACGAAAGCGGGCTGAAACAGTTGAAGGCGTTTCGAGAATCGACGGAACGCGATACTTGAAAATTATTATCAATCCGGCGGAACTATCGCACGAAGGCTTGAAAGCGATTGTTCGCGAACTGGAGTTGATCGAACAAAGGGACGGCGCAAAATGTTCGGAAGCGATGCGGAAAGATACAAACGATTCAGAGAACGAACGGCGTTCAGACGAATGATGATTCATCCGCGATTTGAAATTGACCGTTGGCAAGTTCAATTTGCGTTCGGTTATGTTGTGGAAGAATCGAAACGGCACGCGGGCAAATATCCGATCATTCATTTCGACGGCGGCCCGTTGGACGGCACGGAATTCGTTACGCGGGATGATCATAATTATTTCACGTTTCTGGTTTGTGAGGATCCGCCGGGCGTTGAATACGAAAGGCCGAATCATCCGCGTTCGATCTTTCCGCCGGGGTTGTTCGCGGTTTATGCGCGGGCGTATCCTCGCGACGAACGGCCGCATATCGGGCGCGTTCCGATGTGGTTTCAAGGCTTGTTTCATTCAACGAATCCGATGATCTTTCAAGATGTTCGTTCGCCGTATGCGATGAATCCCGAAAAGTATTTTCAATGACTCACGCGGGTTCGGCTGGCAAAGTGGAGTTCTAGGCGCGGGAATGGATGCAAGGCAATGGCGGCCCGCGCGGTCGGCCCGTTTTTATTTTTATGATCGAAAGGCAAAAAGATGATTCAGGAATTTTTGGACGATATTGAAGCCGAGATTGCGAGAATTTCGGCAAATTACCTATTGCGGAACGAAGGGCCGATTCCACCGCATATCGGGTTAGTTCTCGAATTATGGGCAACGATCCGCGATGAAGTATCAAATTCGGCCCGGATCTTGGGGCAAGGCGGCGATTCGACGGGCGAAGATGATAAAACGGGCGCAGAAACGCCGGAAGCCGATACGGGCGAATCTGGGGCTTCTGACGGCGAGTCGCAAAAAGTTGAACGATTGACGTTATACGGGGCATTCATTACGCATTGCCCGAAATGCAAGAAGCGAACGCCGTTTGATGTTCATTTTGTGGATCTGGAAAGATTCGTGAAATTCTCGATTGATCTTGAATCGTTTCGGATTGTCGCGAGAACAGGCCGGAACGCTGGTTTTCAAGTCATTTCGGCTTATCCGGAAGAATACTATTGCGGCGAATGCTGCACGAAATTCGAAATCGACGATTTCAACCGGGCTTACAAATGGGAACTTCCAACGGCGGGAAGCTTGGAACGGTCGGAACCGGCGAACGCGATACACTCGGCAAAACACGCAAAGCATTCGATCAAATGCCCGTCATGCGGGAAGAATAAGAAGTTTGAAGCGATATGGGAAAAGCCGATTGCCGGGGCGGAACGGCTGGAGTTCAATGACGGCGGCATTCCGACATATTACGGCGATGTTTGGCAATACGTTCCGGAAAAGATGAAATGCCCGCAATGCGAATATCTTGTTTCAACCGAAGCGTTTTGCGCGGGGAAATCCGAACCGGATGATTTCTTTGAAGGAATCAAAAAGCTGGATGAAATCTTGGCCGAAACCAACGCAACAAACGAAAAGCCGGCGGAAGGCAATGAAGGAACCGGCGAAGCGAAACCGCCGGAAGGCGCTATTTCGCATGAAATCGGGGAAGGGATACCGGCAAGCGAACCGGGCCGGGCAAGCAAAGGCGCAAAAGGCGACGATGAAGGCGCGGAAATCTTGCCGGCGTATTCAAGCCGATGCCGTCATTGTGGAAGCGAAAACGCCGATACCGGGAAAAAGATACCTGTTGAAACTTGGAACGGAAAGGAAATGGTTTCCGATGAAGCGATTGCGGTTTTACCGCATTCGTTTTTGACTTGCATAGAATGCGGGGCGGTTTACAAACAGGAAATTCCAAAACCGGCAACGCTCGAAAGGTTATCGAATAAGATTCAAACAACGAAAACGCCGGAAGCTATGGCGGTTGTTCTCTCGAAAACTTTTTTCCGATATCTCACGGAACCTTATCAGGGAACAACAACGCGCGAAAGTTCCGATATGTATCAAAGATCGGTTTTTCGAGTTTGCCGAATCATCAACGATTTGTTTGATGGGCGGATTGAATTCAAAGTTCCGGAAAGCAAAACACCGGATCGGATCGATTAGAAAAAGGCTTGAACAACTGAATTCAGTTCAGTAAGAATAAGGGCCGAACATGCCCGTTCGCTTTTACCTCTTTGGGGGTATGGGGGCGGGTTATGTTTTTACGGCGATATTTGATTGAAACGGCTGACGGCAAACAAAGCGAAATCGTTGCGCGGGATTGGATCGAAGCGGAATTGATAATTGAAATCCGCAACCGGGGCGAACGAATCGTTCGGCTTGTCTATCGGCCGGAAGAAATGAAAGGCGCGGAATGATGAATGATGCGACTGAAAACAAACGGCTTGAATCTTTGTTGAAGGCCGTTCGGACGTTGGCGAACTCGATTACCGAAGATCCCGTTTCTGCGCCGGATGGTTGTTATTGCAATCCGGGCGAATGCACGGATGAAGATCCGAGTTGCTTGGAACGGGCGGCGCGGGTTGCAATTGACGAAATCAAAAAGGCGTTTGAATTTGAAGTTCGATCAACAACGCCGGGGCGGCTTTCAAACTTTCCCGAATTTGTTTTTGTCGATGAATGGGACAAACAGAACAAGCGGGAACCGGGAATCAATTACGGAATCCGAACGCTTGAATTTCTTGGGGCGATGCAAGGCGAAACGCATCGAATCATTACGCAACGCGAAGCCGATATTGCAACGGCCGTTTTGCAATGGCTTGGAACCAATTGCGGCGGGGCGTTTCTGGCAACATGCGAAAGGCGGATTCGGGATGCCCGCGATTCTCAGTCAATAACATGGGACGCGCAGCGGCGGCGTTATGTGAGGGAAGGGGCGAACGCAAAGCCGGATCGAATTGCAGTTGAAGCCGAACGCATCGCGGTTCAGTATATCAATTCTGCGAGTAAAACCGACAAAGGCGCGAACGCATCGTTTCTTTCGCTTGCCGAAGATATTGAAGCGGCAATGCGGGCCGTCATTGAAAGCGAACGATGAACGAAACGACCGAACCAACGGAACCGAAGCTTTCGGTTGAACAGGCGAAGATCCTGCAAGATGCAATGAAGCGGCTTCGCGATAAACAAGAAAACTTGAAACGAATGAATTCCGGCACGTTGCCGAATTCGCTTGGTAGTTTACTCGGAAAAGGGAAAAAGGCGCAATGAGTGATTTGGTTACGAAGGCGGCGCAAGATGCCGTTGATTTGCAAGATTTGTTTTGGTTGTTGGTTGATCAACATTCCGACATTCGCGGGCATATGGAAACGCTATCGAACGCGGCGGCGAACTCCGGAAACGTTACGGAACTTGGCGTTCGTTACGGCGTTTCAACCGTTTGTTTTCTTCATGGCTTATCATGCCGGGGCAATGGAACGTTGCGTTCTTACGATGTGAATGATTGGCCGGCGATGGATTTGATCAAACCGTTCATTCCGGCGGGCGTTGATTTCCATTTTGAAAAGGCCGATTCGCGTGAAATCGAAATCGATCAAACGAATACGTTGTTCATCGATACGCGGCACGATGCGGAAATTGCGATGATCGAACTTCAACGGCATGCGTTCAAAGTCAATCAAACGATCATCATGCACGATACGGAACCGTTCGGCATCAACGGCGAAACGGAAGGGCCGGGGCATGGCTTGAAATTGGCGGTTGGCGATTTCCTGTTGAACAATCATATTGAATGGGAGATCTTCAAACATTTGACGAACGATAACGGGCTGACGATTTTCAACCGATGCGATTTCAATCCGGGGCGATTGTCCGAAAAAGAGTTGCGGGAACGGGCCGGCTTGGAATAGGCTGACGGCGGGCGGAATTGAAAGGCGAATGAATGCAAGGCTTTATTGTGGAATCGAATGACGGCGAACCGGTCAAGATACCGATTCAAAACATCGTCATTCATTTCACGCTTTCAACGCAACCATTGACGGAAGCGATTGAAAAGGCCCGCAAGGCTTTCGAATCTTTTGCCGTTCAAATATCGGCTTCCGAGTTGGAACGCATCAACGAAGCGATGCGGGCGATTCTCGAAAGGCTGGAAAAGCAACGGGCGATAATTCAAGAGGATCCCGAATTCCTCGCATACCAACGTTCGCTTTGGATACAACCGCGCGAAGTGAAGCCGGCGCGGCAATGGACGCATCCGCAAGCCGGCGAATATCTGAGATTGAAAAAACAAGTTCCGAATCTTGGGAAGCCTTAGCGCCTGCAAGGCCCGGACGCGGGCCGCATGGCGTTTCTTTATTGAAAGGGAAGATATGCTGGAAAACTGAAATGGGTTGTTTATGCGGCGTTTGGGGGCGTTGTCGCAATCGCGATGAATGTTGTTGCCGTTCTGGTTTGGAACTTGGCAACCAAGATTTCAACCGCGTTGTTCGGCAACATTGACGGCTTCGCATTATTCGCTTCGAATGTAATGGTTGAAGTTGCGATTCTGGCAATGCTTCTCGGCGTATCATTAACCGGGTTGGTTATGGTGTTGTTCGTTCGCGAGTTCCGAAAAGAATTAAATAAATCAAAGGCGCAAAAATCCGATGAATGAAAAAACTGAAACAAGAGAATTGCAACCGGTTCATCTTTGCCGGCATACGAAGTTCCGAAGCAATGCGAATATCAACGTTGCACGCGCTTCGGATGATGGGCCGGCGGAAGCGTTACAAGCGAACGTTTCCATATGGTGCGTTGATTGCGGGCATTTCTTTGATATCGCTTCGGCTTCGCCTTATACGCGGGGCGTGATGTTGGATCTTGAATTGCCCGAACAACCGAATTTGAAATTTGAAGGGCCGGAACCTCGCGTTGAACAATGACAAAAAAGAAACAACAAACAGAAACCGAAATCATTGACGTTAAGGGTTCACGCGATGCAACGCGGCTTTTGCAAGCCGTATCGGATCCGCGCTTTGAAATGCCCGATGCGTTTTATAAGGAAGGGCCGCGCAAGGTTTGGGAGATTGTGCAAAAGATGCTTTCGGGCGAATGGAAAGGCCCGAATGATCGGCCCGCAAGCGCTTCGGCGATTCGTCGAATGATGGGCGTATTGCTGGAAATGGATGCCGTGAACAGGGGCAAACATCGCAACGGCGTTCCATCGATTGATGATGATTCGGAAGCCGTTACGCAAATTCGGGCTGACGTTGATTTGAAAGTTGCTGTATCATTGGTTTCTGAATTGCCGGAAACGGAAAGGGAACTTCTATCGAAAGCGGCCGAATTGATGGATCGCTTACAACAACAGGCAATCGAAAACGAAGGGGCGAACATCGAACAAAAAACGGAAGGGTAAGGCATGGCAACGGATTCGCTTGAAGCTTTACAACAACCGTTTTCGGCTGACATTCTTACGGCGATAAGGTTAGCGCCGGCAATCCAACAATGCCGGGAAGGAAAGCCGTTGCCGTTGATCCGGGAACTATGGCCGAAGATTCGCTTGGACGATTTTCAAGTTGATGCGATTGAATCGCTTTTCAATCCGAAGATTCGCGAAGTTTTCATCAAAGGCAATACGGGTTGCGGGAAAACCGCGATTGCCGGAATTGCCGTTTGTCTTTACTTCCAAGTTTTTGATGATGCCCGGATTGTTTTGACTCGCGACAAATTCGATACGGCGAAGAAAATTCTTTTCGGCGAATGCGTTTCATGGTGGAAGCGAATGCGTTTCACGCTGACGGATGCCGTTGTTCTGGCGAATGAAATTTACGATCCGAACAACCGCGAAGGGCATTACGTTTTGATTGCAAATCCGAAAACGCCGGAAGGATTTCAAGGCGTTCACTCTCCGCATGTTTTGCACGTTTACGATGAAGCAACGGCCGATGTTCTGCAACCGCGCTACAAACTCAGTTCAACGCAAGCAACTTCATTCTTGGCTATGGGGAATCCGCGCGTAACAAGCGGCGAATTTTACCGGGCATTTCCAAAGGGCCGGGAGAATGAAACGCATACGTTCAACGGGCCGAACGGACGGCGGCGGCTGATTACCGTTGACGGCGAAGATTGCTTGAACGTTCGGAAGAAATGTTTGAAGAAATCGATTGCGCCGATGGGCGGCATTATTATCGACGGGCGGGAATACAAAGCCGGCGAAGATATCGAACCGGAAGATTTCAAAAAGGCATCGCCGATCATTCCGGGGCAAACTTGTTTTGATGAATATATTGCTTTGCTGGCGAATCCGGATCCTGATTTCGTTGCCTGTTATGCGCATGGGAAGTTTCCGGAAGCCGATACCGAAGTTCAACTTTTCGTTCGCAAATGGATCTCGCATGTTCAACAACAACATTCGCGATTCATGCGGCTTTTGGAACGGGCCGAAAAAGATCATACAAACGTTTTTAATTGGTTGTTGAATAAGCGGTTGCCTGTTGAGGCGTTCGGGCTGGACGTTGCGGCAAGCGAAGTCAAAGGCGATTGGAGCGTTTTAACGGCCGGCGGCCGGCATGGCGTTCGTAAGCAACATCGAACGCAAAAGGCGAACGTGATGCGAACAACGGCTTGGACAATCAAAACCATTCGCGACGAATACGGCATTGATATCACGGACGGCAACGAACCGATTTGCATTGACTACGGCGGCGGATACGGGCGGGGCGTTGGCGATAGGCTGGAAGAATTGGGCGCGTTCGTTATTAAGTTCGTTCCGAATGCGACAAGCGAAATCAATCCGAAGAAATATAAGAATTTGAGAGTTGAGGCATACGCCGAACTCGCGAACCGGTTGGATCCGGATGCGATTCAAGCCGGCGAAGTTTCGGAAGAATTGCTTGAACGGATCGATGCGGAAAAAGATGATTCAAGAATTTTGCGGATGCCTGATTTCCTATTGCCGGAATCAAATCGATTGTTCGAAGATCTTGCCGTTCTCGAAAAGATCTATGATTCCGATGCCTTTAAGTTTAATCTGACACCGAAGCGAACCGCGCCGGGGCATGAAGAAAAGATTGAATCAATCGAAAAGCGGCTTGGGCGTTCTCCGGATGACGGGGATTCGGTTTCTTATATGTTTCATGCGTTACCGCATATCAAAGATTCGCTTTCGGAATGGTTGGATGCCGGGGCGTTTTAAGGGAAGATCAAATGACGATCAAAGCAAAGTTGACGGATGATGCAAGCGCGGATAACCGGGCCGGCGTTTATCAGTTCTCACAAAATAAAGACGGCGGCAAAGCCGGGTTGATTTTGCGTTGTCCGGGATGCAAAGAACTTTCGTTTCTTCCGTTTCGTTCTGGCATTCACTCGGAAGAATGGGATTTGTTGAATGAAGATCCGATTGAAATAACGCCGTCGATCAATCACGATAAAGCGCTTGGCGGTTGCGGCTGGCATGGCTGGTTGAAGAATGGGGAATTCACGCGGGTTTGATCATGGGCCGGAATCCACCACCACCACCGAAAAGGGAAAGCATGGGCGCAAGAATTCCACCGATGGAAGGCATCACATTTCAACCGTTGGGAAGGCCGGCGAATTGTCCGGGTTGCGGCGCGCCGACTCCGGACGCGGGCGGTTGTAAGTATTGCGGCCGTTCAATGATTCAATCGGCCGATATGATCGAAAAGACGAAACAGGAATTTTATAAACGATACGGAATCCCGAAACGCTTGGTTGATGGTACAACTTCGGGCGGGCCGGGATAGCTTCAACAAACGAAAGGCACGGAATGAAAACCATTATCACGCATCCGAACAACGTTAAGTTTTTGAGGGAACAACTTGAAGGCGGTTCGCTATTTGAAGGGCAACCGTTGTTCGGGATCCCGATTCAAACAAATCCGTTCATCAAAGAAACTCGTTTGACTGGCAATTACATTTTGCCGAACGGCGATGTTGTTGAACCTTTCAGCGAATGGAAGATTGAAACGCGGTTCATTGATTACGGGCCGGAAGATCTCGATTATCTTCTGAAAGCTGGTATTGTGAAGCCGGAACGGGTTCGCGAATACTACGTTGCCGATACGAACGGATTCGATTTGATCCGTTCGCCATTTATGCAATTGACTTGAAAGGCGCAAAAAGATGAATTCAGAGTTTCCACAAATCACCGCATCAAATCGGGATTGGTTGAAATTTCAAAAGTATCTTCCGGAAGAAAAGCGGCAGAATCATGTTTATATCGCTTTCAAAAATCCAATGCCCGAACAACTTACCGGGCAATTTCTTCGCGTTCATATGACGCGGGAACGGCTGGAAGATTCGGAGGAAAATTTCTATAAGCCGGAAATTTTTCAACCGACGCGAACGAAAGAAAAAGTTCTTTGCCCGGAATGCGGTCAAGCCGAAGAGCGCGTTGATCCGAACCTTTCGTTTTGTCGAAATCCGAAATGCAAGTTTCAAAATCGCGGGCATGTTGCCGGGCCGGTTCGCGGCGTTACCGAAGTTCTTACGTTTCCGGATCATGTTGCAACCGTTGCCAAGAAAACGATTGATGTTCCCGTTATCGATAGTCAAACGGCATTCTTCTCGGATGTTCTGGAAGGAAAGAAAAGCGTTGACGAAATATCGAAGCGGGCAACCGAATTCCAAAAAGAAACGATTGACGTTCCAATGATGAACGCTTGCGTTTTGCTTTTGGATCGGCGTTACGATGAAGCGGCGTTGATTGAAATCATTCACACTTGCGGCCTATTGTGTGATGAACTCGGCTATCCGATGAAGAATTGAATCCGCATGGTTGTTGATTTGAATGATTATGATGTTCCGTATTTCCCGGATCCTGACGAACCGCATCTTGTGGAGTTCGCCGGCGGCCCGCGATGCGGGGAACAATGGTGGATTCGCGGATTGCCGATGGTGCTTTATGTCAACGCTTGCAAATGCGTTTCGATGGATGAAGCGGGAACAATGATCAAACCAAAGTTTTCGGTTCACGTTTACCGGCGGCGCGAAGTTGAATTCAATCGTTTTGTTTATCGATATGAAGGGGAACGGGGCTAACATGGCGCGACGGCGAAAGAAGAAAAAGTTCAGTTTGAAAGAAATGTTGCGGGCATGGATCGAACCGAAAGCGATGTTGCGTTATCGGTTGCGACGGGCCGAAGCCAAGCGGCGGGCGGCTGAAAATGCCTTGAAACTGAAAGAACAGGAAAACGCCGGGCTGCGAATTCAACTTGAAAGTTTTGTTGATTTCGTCGATGCTTTCGCATGGCGACAACGGGCGGCCGGGGCCGAAGATAAAACAATTGCCGAATCAATTAAAAAAGCCGGGGAGTTGGAACGCAAACAATCCCCGCAATGAACGGGGATGTTTGAATGAGTTGGTTATCTGAAACGGCCGTTCCGACATTGGAACGGCAAGCCGTATCCGGCAAATCAATCGGGGCAATCGCGGATCTCATTGTTACCGATTCAATGAAGGGGCAACGGGCCGGCGGCGAAGATCGAACCGCGCGTGAACAAACGAAGTATTTCCGTTATTGGAATTATGTTGCGCTTTCCCGAATCGCAAAGTATTGTTCAAATTTCTTTCCGAATCTTTCGTATCAACCGGGCGCGGCACGTTCTACGGATAGGGGCGGCAATCAAACGTTCTATCAACGCAATTCGCTTCAATGGCTGAAACGGAACTATCGGCAACGTATCACGCAAGGCGCAATCGATGTTCAGGAATTGAAACCGATTCCGGAAGATCATCAAATGATTTCGTTGTTGTCGAATCCGAATGATTACGCCGGTTATTCGATGTTGGCGCAAGAGTTCACATACAACAAACGAATGACGGGCCGCGCTTATCTTTGGGTTATTCCGAACCGGATCCGAACTCAGTTTTCGCCGAACGGGTTGCCGGCTGAATTGCACGTTATCCCAACGCAATGGGTTGAACCGCAATTTGCAGACAATGGAACGCTTGCGCATTACCTCGTTACACCGGAAGGCGATACGCGGCGGCAAATGAAGATTCCGCCGGAAGATATCATCAAACAAACCAACGTTCATCCGGTCGATAAGTTGAACGGGCAATCGGAAGTTCAGGCCGGGGCGCGTTGGATTGAAAACGCGGAAGATATTGAAAAAAGCCGGCGGGCGTCTTTCATCAACGGGCGGAATCCGGATGTTATCGTTTCGCTTGACGAAGATAAGTTCAAAGGGGCCGAAACGCATCTTTCAAAAGATGAATTGATTTTGCGAATCAAAGAACGATTTCGGCAAAGAACACGCGGCGTTGAAAGGCATGGGGATCCATTGGTTCAACCGCCGGGCGTTGATATTTCGCCGTGGTCAATGACACCGCAAGAAATGGATTATCCGAGTTCGGCGGATGCGATGCGCGATAACATTCTCGCATTGTACGGCGTTCATCATATCATTGCCGGGCTGTCAACGGATTATAACCGCGCGACAAGTGAAGCGGCATGGGCCGTCTTCTGCGAGATTTCAGCGAATCCCGAATTGAACGAATGGGCGGAATCGCTTCAAGAGTTGGCGAACCGATGGGATCCGCGAATTGTTGTTTGGTTTGACGATTGCACTCCGGAAAATGCCGAACAGGCATTCAACCGCATGCGGGCCGGCGTTGATACCGGGGCCGTTACGCTCGATGAATTCCGCATGTTCTTGAACCTTGAACCGATGAAGTTGCCGGAATACGAAACGGCTTATATGCCAAGCGCTCGATTGCCGGTTGCGTTGGCGCTGGAACCGGAACCGTTGGAAGATGAACCGGATCCGGAAGATGATGAAGTTGATGAAGACGAACCGGACGATTCCGAAGATGATGAAGCCGACGAATCCGACGATGAAGAATCGGAAGATGATGAATGATTTGCGAACCTTTGAAGCAAACGGAAACCGGGCGTTTTTCATGCGAACCGCAAGAGGCAACGCATTTAAGATTGAAGATCGGGAATCGTTTGGAATCGCAACTTCCAGTTCAATTGAAGGGAAGCCGGGCCGGAACTGAAAATTGGAGTTGGAACGGCAACGTTGAAAAGCCAACATTGAAGCCAAGTATCCGGGCGGAATACTACGATTGGAAAGAAAAAGGAATGCGGGTTTGTCATGTTTGGCTGAATGATGGGATTGTTCAACATCTTTCGGATTGCACTTGCGGCAAAGCCGGAACGAAGGAACCGTTGAAAGAACTCGATGAATGATTTGCCTTTTGGATTACTCGCGAGAAACCGCCGGGCCGAACAACGTTCAGATTCAAATTTGAACCGAGTTGCGGCCCGTTGGCGTGCGCTTCATTCGCGACAAGAACGAATCACGTTCAACGGCAATCGGCGTTTCTTTCGCGGCGTTTCAAAATCGATCATGCGGCGTTTCGAAGAATCACGCGGGAACGCATCGGTTGAAGATCTTTTCAAGCCGGCGGATTGGCGGGATGAATTCAACAGTTTCATGATTCCCGAATGGAACCGAACGATTTGGACGGGGATCCAATTTGAATTTGATTGGATTGAAGCGGCCGGCGCTGGCGATGATGTTGAACAGGCAATCAATCCGGAAGCCGAACGCATTCTTTTAGAGGGGGATCCACCACCGTCAATTTATGTTGAACCGGATGAAGTAACAAAGGCGCGGGTTCGATCATGGTTACGCGGCCGGGCCGTTGGCGTTTGGAATTCCATTGGAGAAACAACCAAGCGGCGAATTCGGCGTTCGATCAACAAAGGCATCCGGGAAGGCTTGAAGTTTAACGAAATGGCGGATTTGCTTCGCCGGGATCTGACGAACTACACGCGGGCGCAAGCGCGGCGGGTTGCGAGAACTGAAACAACGGGCGGCATCAATAACGGTCAATATCTTGAACGCAAAGAACTTGGTATTGAAAAAAAGATCTGGATTATGCGGCAAGATGTGAAAGTTCGGCAACCGCCAAAATCCGAATTCAATCATTGGAAAGCGCATAGGCAAGTTCAGTTGAACGATGAACCGTTTATCGTTTCGCGTGAACGGTTGATGTATCCGGGGGATCCGGCGGGTTCGGCGGGCAACGTTATCAATTGCCGTTGTTCCGGGTTGTCTCATTTTGAGGATAAGCCGACGAAACGAACGCCGAAAACGCGGCCCGTTCAAGCGCCGGCAAACTCTCCCGAAAAGTTAGTTCCAAAAAGCGGCCCGGATTTCTCAACACCGGTTGCCGAACGCATCCGCAAGAACGCGGCGTTGAAAGAAATGCGGGAACAAATTACGGCGAATTATAAATCATTGAATGCCGAAGCGAACAAAGCGAAACGCAAAGCCATTGATGAATACTGGGATGCCAAGAAAAAAGAAACGGCAAAGCGCATCGAACGAACCGATCCGGAAGGATTGATTGCGGCCCGCAACGAAAAGAACGCGGCGTTTGATCGATACGTTGAAGCCGAAAAGGCGGCAAGCGCAGCCGACGAACTTTCATATCAACAAAGCCAAAAGATGTTTTCCGAATTGGCCGTTCCGCAAAACCGGCGGGGAAATATCGGAATGGATCTTTCGGGCATCAAAAACAAAACCACAATTCGCAAGGCGAACGAAGCCGAAGATTTTCTTCGCAAGGTTATCGATCAAAGAAACTTGCCCGATGATCATGTTATGACATTCCGGCAAATCCGGAAGAATCAACGCGCGTATGCAAGCCGGCGGGGAAGTTCAAAAACTTCCGTGAACTTATCGATTCATGATGATCTTGGAACGTACGCGCACGAAATGGCGCATACGATTGAAATGCGGGATCCGGATGTTCTTAGATCATGCGTTGAGTTCATCGAATACCGAACGAAAAAAGCGGGAACCGGGAAGGAACGATTGAAAAGCTTGTTTCCGAATCATGGATTCGACGGGGCCGAATACGGCAACAAAGATGGTTTTCTTGAATTGGTTCGGGCAATGGGGCGTTCGGATTCCTCGGCATACTATATCGGCAAAACATACAAGCGGGGCGGCATCATCGATTCAACCGAAGTTCTATCGATGGGCGTTGAATTCCTCTTTTCCGATCCGGTAACATTCGCAAGGGTGGATCCGGAATTCTTTGATTTCATCGTTGGCGTATTGAGGGGCGTAGTATGATCAGGCTGAAACGGGACGGCGAAACGTTGGCGGCTTTGAACTCGGAATTGGTTTGGAAATCTTCGGATGATGAACTTGCCGATTCGCTGAATGAGGCAACGCAAGTATTGCTTCCAGTCAAACCGCAAGACGGGGATCCGGGGTTGTACGTTGCGAATCAATTGGTTGCACGGCTGGAATTGCCGGCAACCGTTGAAGATTCCCGCAAAAAGATTCCGAGAAAAGTTTTCTAAAAATCTGAAAAAAAGTGATATCAACTATTTACTTCGCCGATAAAAGTGATATCATTAAAACATCGACGGAAGGCAAGGCCGTCACAAACAAAACAACATTCTGAAAGGCACGGAATTATGACTACTCTCGAAATTTTGAATCCCTGTTGCAAACTGACAACCGAAGCGGAAATCAATCGCGTTCGCGGCGAAATGGAAATTGATGAATTGTTCGCCGATTGGACGGATGAAAAGAAAAACGAATTCGCTGCAAATTACGAATCGATTCTTCGGATGCAAGATGCTCTTGAAACGGCCGGCGTTGAAGTCAACGTTGAACATCATCTTGAGAAAATGACGAACGTTCAAACGGTTTGGGGCGGGCATTTGAAAGATGCAACTTTGCATTACCGTTGGCGGGTTGTTGTTTCGGGCAATACCTTTCCGATCAAAGATCTTTTGAAATCGCTTGGTTTCAAATGGGAACGGTTTGAAAAGCAATGGGTTCGCAACGCGAAAAAAGCCGTTGGCAAAGAGGCGAATGAAGTTCGCAAAGCAATCGCGGCGGCAATCTAATCAGGCGGGGCCGGTCGAAAGGCCGGCCCGTTTTTCTCTCAACTCGAAAGGCTGACACAATGGAAAATCCAACGATTACACTGGCAGAAAATTACGTTCAAGAAATCGGCGAAGATGGGCCGTTCACTTCGCAACGTTTCAACGTTGAAGCCGTTTATCCGGACGGCCGGCGTTTCCATCATTTCAAAGCGTATCGTTCAATTGATGATGCGGCGGCGTTGGCGGGCCGTATCGAACGGGCCGTTTTCAATGGCGAATGCAATCCGGCGGATTCCGAATACTGGAATCGCGGCTTTGATGTTTACGGTTCGGAAGCTTATCAACGCAACGGCGGCGAACATGAACTTCAAAAAGCCGATGTTGAAGCCGAGTACGGGCCGGGAACGTATCAACCGGGCGGGCCGGGTTATCTTCACCGGGCATAATCGAAACGCGATACGGGCGAAATGGGCGCTTCTCACGAAGCGCCTTTTTTTATGCGCTGGCGTTTCGGGTTGCGAAAAATTGCCGAAGCGGCTTACATTGTGGCAAGTCAACAAACTTTGTTTCAACTTTTTAAGAACTGAAAGGCGTTTCAAATGACAAGCCGAATCAACAAAGTTGCGTTCAAGATCAAAGGCGGCCCAACGCAACTGAAAAACTTTTCTGGCATCGAATCCAATTACGATCCGGATAAAGGGCTTTCGCATGCCAACAAAAAAGAGATCCGGAAGATCGTTGCCGAAGAATACGATTGCACGGAATCCGATGTGATGTTTTCGGATGAATTCGAAAAGGCGCGGAAAGAAGCCGAGAAAAAAGCCGAAAAAGAATCGGATGAAAAAGAATCCGACGAAAACAAAGGCGGCGGCGGAAATTCCTGAAACTAAAGTTTCTTGACCGGACAAACTTCAACGCAAAGTGAATAAGGATTTCAAAAATGACGAAGCGAAATTTCGATGAAGAATACGAATCGAATGAACCGCTAATCGGTCAAGCGGCGCTTGCCGAAGTTGCGGAATTGCAACCGGGAATCATTACACCGCGCGGCGAAGTTTGTTCGGTCGAAACTCAGGCCGTCAAACAGGAACAAAACGAATCGGAAGGATCCGCATCGTTCGTTGTTGTTACGCGGGGCAAAGAGGAAAACCGGCACGGCAACAAAGTTCAAATCAAACCGAACAAATACGGCGAAGGCTTACGGCTTGAACAGTACGAACAAAATCCGATTGTTCTTTTCGAGCATGGTCACGTTACGCCGATACCGATGGGCATGGCGCAAAAAGAAAAAGGCGGGAACGTCGAATTCCGCATGAACTCGAAAAAAGCGATTTCAAAAGTTTATTTCAATCAGGGAATTCAAATCGTTGAAGATGTCGCGAACTTGGTTTTCTCGGATCGGATCCGAATGGCATCAATCGGGTTCAACGTTCAAAAGGTTATGAAGCTTCAACGCAAAGCGCCGAACCTACCGGAAGGCGTTGAAGATGTTACGCAATACTTCGGCGGGTTCGATTTCGTTGAAGCGATGTTGATGGAATGGAGCATTACCGTTCTTGGGGCCGATCCGGGCGCGTTGAAGCAATCGGCAAGCCAACGGAAAGCGAACGGGCATAAGCTTTCGGAACGAATGGTTCAATACCTATCGGCGGCGGCCGGGCCGTTGGTCAAACAAAATCAGGCCGGTTTCAATGGATGGTCGGCATTGTGGGAACCGGGCAAATCGATTCATGAACAATCATCGTATTGGATGCCGGAAGATGATGAACCGGAAGGCGGCGGAACCGTTCAAACGCAAGCGGCGGATCCGGAAGTTCTGACGTTCACAAAAGAGGAATTCCGGCAAACGATTCGCGAGATTGCGCAAGCCGAAATTCAAAAGTTTATTCCGGGCGGAAGCCGGGAAGGGGCCGAATCCGGCGAACAACAATCAACGCAATCCGGGGCCGGGGTTGACAATAATCCCGGAAACGCGGAAATTCAGCAAAGCCAAGATGAAGAAATCATTCCATTTGAAAAATTGGAACAACAATTTTTGCAACGACAACAGGCGGAAACCGAAACGGTTACGCCGGAACAAATCGCGGCGGCCGTTACTCAACAGGTGAATGCGGCATTGGAACCGCGATTTGAAAAGCTGGAACAATCGGCGGAACAGTTTGAACAACAATTGCGGCAAACAACCGGGCAACTTCCGGAGTGACTCAACAGGAAATTGAAGCCGAAGCGAACAAAGCTTTGGAACAAATAAAAATCAAATTGATCGAACGGCTAAAGGCCGGGCATGGTCAAGTTGAAGCCAACATCAAAATTCATGAATCGCGGATTGCGATGTTGGACGTAAAAGACGTTTCGCGATTCAAGTTCTAAAATACGTTTATACCGATATACGGTTATCGGACGAACCGAAGCCGTCAACAAAGATCCTGAAAACGGGGTTTTTGTTGGCGGCTTTTTTTTATGTTTCGGAGGATCCTAGAAATGAATTTGCAGAGAAAAACGAATCCCGGTTTCTCCGGGGCGCAACTTATCGGGCTTCGCTTGTTTGGCCTTCCACCGTTGTTCGATGAAGAAAACGGCGAAGGCGCTCCGGCGGGTTCAGCCGGCGGCGGCGAAGGGGGCGGCGAAGGCGGCGGAACCGCAACGCAAGATCCCCCCAACGGTCAACAACAGAACGCCAACGGCGGCGGGAATGTTCCGGCGGGGATGACGCAAACGCAACTTCAAGCGCTCGGCGGAATTGTTGCCGGTCAAGTTCAACAATCGGTCAACAACCGATTGGATCAAATGGAACAACGGCAAAATCAGTTCAACGAAACGCTGGAAGAATTGCGGAAGCCACAAAATCAAAACGGCTTCGGCGGGTTCTTTGTTCGTCAAGGCGAAGATCCGTTGTCTTCACGCGGTTACGAATTTTGGCGTTTGATGTCGATGAAGCAAGGCATCATTGCCGAAGATCAATGCAAAGTTGAAATGGACATTCACAATTCGCTGCATGAGGCGTATGTGAAACACGGCTTCGAAAAGCACGATGCGAAATCGATTTTGATCCCGATTTCCTCGCAAGCTTTGGGGAACGTGGATCTTGGATTGAAGATGGAAATTCGCCAACGCATGATTCAAGGCGTTGCCGGTTTCGATCCGGATCATGCGGCTTGGACGTTGCAACGTTCCGGCGGAATGACGCGCCAACAGGCGCTTTCCACCGTTGACGATACCGGGCTTGGCGTTTTCCTCGGCCCGACGCAAATGGGCGAAATGATTGATTTGCTTCGCGCGAAAGAAGTTTTCAGCCGCGCCGGCGCAACTCAAATCACGTTGCCACCGAACGGCCGAATCAAATTCAGCAAGCAAACCGGATCGGTTACGGCTGGATGGATCGGCGAAACCGCCGGCAACGAAACGACTCCCGCGATGTCGCATTCGGAACCGTCAACGGGTTCTTTGAACATGCAAGCGAAAAAGCTTTATGTTCTGACGAAGTTGCCGAACGAACTGTTGCGGTTCGGCAATAGTTCCGTTGAAGCGTTCTTGCGAAACGATATGGCGATTTCGGCCGCGTTGAAACTCGATTCGACTTCGCTGGAAGGCATTTCGACGGGCGATGCGCCTACCGGGTTGATCAATTATTCGGGCGTTCTCACGCGAAACGCCGGAACGTTGGCAACCGATGGGAACACGTTGGAACCGGAAGATCTGCAATTGTTGATTTCCGACTTGGAACAACAAAACCACGATCCGGAAGCTGACGGGCTGACGTTCGTTATGCGGCCCGAACTTCACGCGCAAATCATGAATCGGCGCGCATCGGTTTACGATGGAAGTTCAACTTCGGAAGTTGGTCAATTCCTTTTCCGAGTGAATCGCGACGATATCAGCCGGGGCATGCCGACGATGATCAACGGCTATCCCTCTTTGAAATCAACGCAAATTTCCAAAACGCGAACGAAGGGAAGCGGAACCGATCTGACGTATTTGCTTGCCGGAATCTTCCGTCATTGGATCATTGCACGTTCGGGCGTTGCGGAATTCGCAACCACCGATTCGGGCGATACCGCATTCACCACCGATCAAACGTGGATGCGAATGATTCAGCATGTGGACGTTGGGCCGCGTTATGAAAACGCTTTCGTTTACATTGATGATCTTTTGCGTGAAATCTGATTAAGGATTTCGCGGATTGACTTCGCGGGGGGCGGGTTGTTCCCGGATAGCGCCTGCAACTCGTTTCCCCGCGTTTTTATTTTTAGTGGCGCATTCAAACCAACAATCAAATTCCAGTTCGGGAGTTATCAAAATGGATTACAACGATTTAAGAACAAACATTTCCATCCAACATTCTATTGATCCGGGAACGAATCAATCGGGCGATGGAACCGTGAACGGCGATGCCGTTGACTGTCAAGGAATTTCAAACGATCCCGTTGTTCACGCGGCTTGCGATGATGCGCAAGCTTCGGGATCTCCAACATCATTTACGATTGATTGGAAGATCCAAGAATCCGATGACGGATCAACCGATTGGACGGATTGCGTTCAGAATCGCGCAACGCAAGTTACGGCCGATCAATCCCCGCAAATCATCCAAGCGCGACGTTCCAAACGATACGTTCGGGTTGTTGCAACCGTTGCGTTCGTTGGCGGAACTTCGCCGGCAATCGACTTGGGGGCCGATATCCTGTTGAAGAAACGTTCGGCGGAATGATCGGCGTTTGACTGGTTTTTGATTTTTATTCCGGATCGCTTCAATGGCGCTTTTCACTCTCGCGGAACTGAAAACATATCTCAACATTGACGGAACCGATGAAGATGAACAACTTCAATTCATCGTTGACGGCGTGAATGCTGCGGTTGTTGAACAGTTGGAACGTGAGATTGAAAGCGCCGAAGCGACGGAATACTACGATGGTCACGATGAAAAACTTTTGATGTTAAGGCGGCGGCCCGTTACGGCCGTTGCGGGCGTTTGGGTCGATCCCACCGGATACGCCGGGCAAGGATCCAACGCATTCGCATCAACAACGGAATGGACGCAAGGCACGGATTTCTTTATTCGCGAAACGGAAGAATCCGAAGACAACGGCGGGATTCTGGAAGCCATTGCGCGGGCATGGCCGTTCGGTCGGAAGAATATCAAAATCACTTATACGGCGGGTTATGCAACCGTTCCGGATGATCTGAAACTTGCGTTGTTGAAGACGGCGGCGATTGCCCGGAAAAAGATCGATATCGTTGGGGATATCACCGGGGAATCAATCGGTTCATATTCTTATTCGGTTGCGCAAAACGTTTCAACCGATCCTTTGTTGTCAGAGGTTGCGGCGGTTCTTTCACATTACGCGGAAAAAACGATTGGCTTTTGATCGATGTCTTTTAATTCGATGCTGAAACACAAATGCACGATCTTTCGACCGAATGACACCTACGATTCGGGCGAACTTGTGAAGGATACGCCAACGACCGTAAAAACAAATCAAAAATGTTTGCTTCAAGAAAAACCGGGCATGATCGTTCATCATGAATCGGGGCAAGAATTGAAGTTTGATGCAACGCTTTTCCTTCCAAAGAACACGGATATCAAACCGCAAACCGGCGATGATGTGAACGATTCAATACAAATGACGGGCAACAAATCCGGATATTATGAAGTTGTTTGGGTGGGCGATATTTCCGGGCAAAATCATCATCTTGAAGCAAAGTTGAAACGAATTAAAAAGATCGATTGAACATGAAAGCTGAATTCGGAAATCAATTGATTCAGGATACCGAACAACTCGCGTTGCGCTTGGGAACATGGGGAAAGCATACGGCGATGAACGCGCAAAAGATCTTGCGAATCATCGGCGTTGATTGGCGGGATAGGGCAAAAGAGCGCGTTCCGGTTTCCAATACCGAAAACACCGGGCGGCTTGAACGTTCGATCTTTTCCAACGTTTACAAAAGCGGCGTTCACGCGCTGACGTTGGAAGTTGGATCCAATATGGAATACGCGGTTTTTGTTGAGTTCGGAACGCGATACATTGCCGGCGGCGATGTTATGGCGCTCGGCTTCGGCCCGGAAGTTACCGACGCGGAAGCGGTTGAAGAATGGCAAGCGAAATCGGAAAGAACGCAAGGCGGTTCGATGTCGAATGATCAGCAAATGCCGTGGCTTCGGCCGGCTTGGTTCGCGATTGAAAAACGGGCGCTTGGGATGCTGGCAGATATTCACGAACCGCCGGAATAGGGGGCGGCATCAATGGCCGATTACGATTTAGATTCAATGCTGAAAGCGATTGTTGACGCATACAATGCGGATGCAACGCTTGTTTCATTGCTTGGCGGGGCGCAATCCGTTTGGACGGAACAACCGCAAACCGATGTTTCATATCCGATGATTTATATGCGGTTTTCTCAGTTGAGCGCATCCGATATCACCGTTGGCGGGAAGCTTTACCGGGGCGAAGTTCGGCACGAAATTTTCGCAAAGAAGCCTTCAGCGGCCGTAAAGATCGCAACATACCTTGCACAAAAATTCAAAATACCGGAAGCTTTACCGGCGGGAATAAGTTCAAGCGAATTCGACTTGACGATTTTCCGTGAATCAAACTCTTTCGCTATGCCGGGCGCTGTCAAACCGATATGGGGAAGCGAAAGTTTGAACATGCACATTTCAAACTTTGATTGCCGGATTGTCGGCAAACAGTAAACACGTTCCCGGAAAAATGGAAGGAATTTAATTATGTCAACTCCCAACGTTGATAATGTTCTTGGCGGGCCGGCAAAAATTCAACTTGCCGATGCGGATGTTGGTCACACTCAAGGCGGAATGACGGTCACGATTTCACCGCAAACGCGGCCCGTTATCGTTGACCAATACGGTTCATCCGAAATTCAAATTCGGCATACCGGCGACAATGTGAGAGTTTCGGCGGCGTTCGCTGAATGGTCGGCCGATACCGTCAAAAACACTTACCACCTCGGAACCGATTCAACTTCGGGTTCGGCTGGCGCATATCTCGGAATCGGGGCAACCGCCGGCGCGTTGTACGGAACGCAAGATCTCAAAGTCATTCCGTTCTTGACTGCCGACGCGGCAAAGTTGATTCAGATGTTTGCGGCAACTCCTATCGGAGAACTCGCAATCAACTTCAACAACGATGATGATCGGTTATTTGAAACCGAATTCGCTTGTTTGCTTGACGAAGCGCAAACAGACGGCGAATGGCATGGCAAGATTTTCCTGAACTGATTATTCTTTTTCGGGTGTGTGGAAGTTCGGAAAGGGAACGGGCCGTTGGCATGCGGCCCGTTCCTTCATTAGAAAACGAAAGGCGATTCAATGGCCGATTCACGATTGCAATCAAGCGAACGTTCGCCGAAGCCGGCGTTTACTCAAAAGAAAAACAAAGCGGCGGAAGAAGCCGAAAAGCGGGTTGTTCAAACCGCGAAAAAGCTTCGCGATGCCGGGTTGAATATTGGCGATGATCTCGATCCGAAAGCGGTTGCGGAACTGCAAAGGCTTTATGCCGATTACCTGCGAACGCAACGCGGCAAACTGAAAGATGAACCGCGAATTGCATGGAAGGGATTCTTGCACGGCGTTCAGAACGGCGAAAAAACAAAGGCGTTGAATTCCCTCGAATCATTCGTTCAACTGATTTCGTTGGATCATAAGCTTGGGGAAGCGGCGAAAGCTTCAACAACGCAATCCACAACGACCGAAAAGAAGAAAAGCAAATAAGCTTTTTTGATCCGGGAACTTTGAATTTTAATTTCTGAAAGGCGCAATCATGGCGGAAGTAAGTAACGAAGTGGAAGAAACCAAAGAACAGGCACGGCCGCGAACGGTTGTTGTTCGCTTGGAATCGCCGGCGATGGAAGGCCGGGAAGTAACGATTGGCGTTGTCAAATACGGCCGTTGGAATGAGTTCAAAAAAGTTTTGACCGATCCGATGGTTTCGGCGATTACCGGCATCATGAAAACGATGATGGGCGGTTTCGAAGAAAACGAAAAAGGGCAAGAACTTTCGGATGCCGAAGTTCAAGAAAAGATTGCCGAAGCGCAGAAAACCGGCGGCGGCGATTTCATCGATATCTTGGATCCGGCTATCGGTTCAACTTTGGAATCGCTTGACTCGGCAACTCCCGAAATCGTCAAGATGTGTTTGACGAAAGGGGAACTTCCGGAATCGTTCGATGAACTGGATGCGCTGGACGTTGCCAAGCTTCGGGAAGCCGTTGACGAAACCAACGATCTTGAAAAGTTGATGAACGCGGAAAAAAAGTTTTTGGCGCACACGTTGGGAACTCTAATCAACGTGATGAACTCGATGACGGGGATCTAATCAATGAAGCGCCGGAAACTCACGGCATCGCTTTGATTGCCGGCGCTTATCATTGGTCATATTCCGAGATCTTTAATCTTCCCACCGATCGCGCCTTTGCGTTCGTTTATTGGATAAAAGAAGCCGAACGCGGCGAACAATTGTTTGCGTTGCAAGCGGCGGATTTTCCGTGGATGAAAAAGGCGGATCGGCGGATGATTCGCAATCGAATCGCTTCCAGCGGCGGCGGCCGCGTGAAAAAATCGGCATACGATTACGCCGATTCAGATGAAGAAATGTTGCGGATGATCGGCGATGCGCTGAAGACGGGCGGCGATGAATGGGCGCGGAAACATCCGAAACGCATGGCATGGATTCGCCGAAAAGGCTACACTCCGCAAGATGCGATTGATGCCGTTGATGAATTCACGCAAGAGCGCTTAGAGATTTTGAAACGGCCGCGTTCGTTCAAAAGCGCAACCGGGAACGTTGGGGAAGTAAGCCGACAAGATGAAGATTTCGGAGACGCAAACAAATGAGTTCAACGATCAAATTCGACAACGGCGCGGGAACTGTGATCAATATCACCGGGCCGGCCGGTCGAACGAATATCAATCATCTGGCGTTGTACGCAACCGGCATCAATGGGAATGGTGATCGTTGGTCATACAAATACAGTTCGCAAAAAAAATACCGATGGAACATGACGTTGCCGAATCTGACGGCAACCATGAAAAATCAACTTGAGGATTTTTATTACAACACGGCTGACGGGCCAACAAATACTTTCACTTATACGCATACTGACGGAACCGAATACACTGGCGCAAGATTTGTGAATGATGATCTTCAATTCTCGCGCGTGAACGATAACGAATTTTCCGTTTCGATTGTGATTGAACACGAAACGCAACTAAGTTGACCAACGCCGTTTTCCGGGAATGGCTTTGAGGCATAGGCGCAAACGGATCCGAAAAATCCGAAGGCCGAAAATATGTCTCGAAAAATTCATGAACTTCGCGGAATCCTTACGCTGAATTCAAAGGGATTCGTGAACGGCGTAAAAAAAGCCGTTGGGGCAACGAAAGAACTTCGGCAAGCTTGGGGCAAGGCTGGCAAAGATATCGGGCGGGCGGCCGTTCGGATGGGCGCGGCAACGGCTGGATTCGCCGGTTTCGCTGTAAAAGAATTCGCCGATTTTGAATCGGTTATGGTTCGCGTTCGCGGCGTTACCAATACGCTCGGAGAACAGGGGGCGAAATCTTTTAATCGGTTGGCGAAGCGCGCAAAAGAAATGGGCGCAACAACTCGATTCACCGCAACCGAAGCGGCGGAAGCGATGGAAAACTTGGGGCTTGCCGGGCTTGAAGTTCAAGAGATTTATGACGCATTACCGGGCGCGTTGCAATTGGCTTCGGCGGCGCAAGTTGATATTGCGACGGCGGCGGATGTTGCGGCGAAAACAATGCGTTCGTTCGGTCTGGAAGCAACGGATCTCGGAAGGATCAACGATACATTAGTTGGAACGTTCACGCGGGCGAATACCGATCTTCGGCAATTGGCGGAAGCAATCAAACCGGTTGGGCCGGTTGCGGCTTCTCTCGGCATCGAACTCGAAACCGTTACGGCTGCGCTCGCGAAACTTTCCGATGCCGGCTTTCAGGGAAGCGAAGCGGGAACCGCATTGCGAAACATTCTTTCGCGTTTCGCCGGGGCCGTTCCGGAAGTATCGGCGAAGCTTCGCAAGCTTGGCATCGATATCGAATACACCGATTCGGGCGCAATGGATTTCATTGCGACGATGCGAAACATGGAAGCGGCCGGGTTGGAAGCCGGCGAAGTTATGGCGTTGTTCGGCATGCGTGGCGGGCCGGGAATGGCCGCATTGCTTCAAGTTGGAACCGATGCACTTGCAGAGTTTGAAGCCGGTACGCGGGATCTGGAAGGCATTGCGAAGAAACTGGAACAGGCGCAATTGGATACGATTGCCGGTCAATTCGATTTGTTGAAATCCGCAATTTCCGGCGTTGTTCTCGAAATCGGCGAAAGGCTTGCGCCGGTTACTCGAAACATGATGCAAAACTTCATGGAACTTACGCGGGAACAAGGCCCGCAAATGGCGCAAACGTTTGTTGATGCGGCGGAAGCTTTGGGCAAATTCGGGATGTCAGTTATTACTTGGCTTCGCGACAACAAACAAATCGTTCAAGAGTTCGTTGGGGCGTTGTTCGGAATCGTTCGTTGGATCGGCGAATTCTTGGCGCAACATCCGCGATTGATGGTTGCGCTTGCGGCGTTCAAAACTACCGGATTGCTTGGCATAAATCAGGCGATTGCTTCAACGCTTACGGCGCTCAAAGTTACCGTTTCGTTCATCTGGACTTCGCTAATTCCGGCGCTTGGGAAAGGGGCGGCGGCATTCTTCGCGATGGGTACGGCGGCGCAAGCGGCATGGGCGGCGGCAACTCTTGGGATTTCTTTGTTGATCGTTGGAATCATTAAGTTGATTCAGCATTTCGACAAAGTGAAAGCATACTTCAAAACGGGCGGCGGTTCGAAGATCTTCAAGCCGTTCATTGATGCGGCGATTCGCTTGCGGGATATCGTTGTAAACGCGGCGCAAAAAATCATCGCGGCTTTCACTCCGGTTGCAACAAAAATTTCAACGTTGATCCGAAACGATTTGCTTCCGGTTCTCAAAAGAATCGGCGCATCGGTTGAAGTCATATGGGGTTGGTTCAAAAAGCTTGGGGAATTGTTCGCCGAACTTGCGGGCGGGGCGTTCGATTTGATGCTGGGCGCGGCTTCCGAGTTGGCGGAAATCGGCTTTGTTGCGTTGGAAGTTGCGCTTGAAGCTTTGGTTTTGGCGTTGACGGCATTCGCGAAAGGCTTAGAAACCGCAATCAACTTATTGCAAAAAGCGGTTGATCTGGCGAAAGAAGCTTTCACGTTGGGACTTGCCGAACCGGAACGAACGCGCGAATTGGATAAGCAAGTTGCGGCGTTGCAGGAACGATTGAAGGCGCGGGCGGCTGAAAACGCGGAAGCCGAAAAGCTTGCCGAGAACTTGAACAAAGCGGCGGAAGGGCAAGAAAAATTAAATCAAAAAACTCAAGAGGGTAAAACGGCGGCGGATGAATTGGCCGCGCAAATTAAGCGGGGCGAAGTTGGCGGCGGAATGCCGGGCGCTGGCGGGGCCGGCGGCATGGGCGGGGCCGGCGGGGATCCGGCTGCAAATCAGGATCTTGCAAACAAGATTGCGGATGCGATTCAAGCGAAACGCGATATGCGTTTAGATTCCGAAGTTGCCGGAACAAGCGAATTGACGGGATTCATTCAACAGTTGATTCAGGCGCAAGGAACCGGGGCGCTTTCACCGGATCAAGTTGTTCAAAGCTTGGGGCAATACACCGCGAACATTCCGGGCGCAACTCCACAAGCTTCGGCGCAATTGGCGGCCGGGTTAAATCAGGCCGGGCAAAATGGAAATCTTACGCCGGAACGAATTACGCAATTGGTTCAAACGTTTCTTTCGGGAATCCAAGAAACCGAAACCAAAATGCAAACGGCGAAAGAGGCAACGAAAAACTTGGGGCAACGCTTCCAAGAACTTCGCCAAAAATTCCCGAACATCGAATTGCAGGAACTCGGCACGAAGTTCGTCAACATCCGCAAAGCATTTATGCAAGGCAAGATTTCAAGCGAACAATTCGGAAAAGCAATGGAAGGCTTGAAGAAACAAACCGATGAAGCCGTTAAGGCGGCGAAGCGAAAAGAAATGCAAGAACGGCGCGAAATGATGATGCGCGTTCTTTCAGGCCGGGCAACGCAAGCGGATCGCGAAGCGGTTGCGAGAATGCGAAACGCGCGTTCGATGGAAATCTTTGATCGTCAACTTGAAAACGCTTTCAATAATTTCATCGGATTGAATCGGCAAGTTGGAAACGTGAACAACAACTTCCAGAATCTTTCGAATCAAATGCAAAACTTCGGGCAAGGTTTTCAAGGCGGGTTCGGCGGCGGCGCTGGCGGATTCGGCGGGTTCGGCGGGTTCGGCGGCGGCGGCGGGTATGGCGGTTATAACGTAGGAACGGGAAGCGGCGGCCCGACACAACAACAAATGATGCAAGCTTTGAATTCAACGGCCGGTCAAGTTGCGGCGGCATACGCGGAAATTCAAACGCTTCAAAATGCGTTGTTGTTCTTGGGGCCGAACTCGGAAAAATCGGAAGATATCGAAGGCCGGATTCAACAGTTGTTGAACCTCATTGCCGAAATCCAAAATCAACCACCGCAATTCGTTGGGCGTTCGGGCGATATTCCCTTTGAGGATCCCGGACTTGCCGAAGATGGAAGATCCGGGAACAATGGCACGCAAACGGTTACGGTTGAAGCGCCGAATCTTACGCGGATGGGAAATCAGGAAGTTCAAGATCTCGCGGCGGCGATTCGCGAACTTGAACGCCGGGAAGGGCAATCGATATGACGAGAACAATTTCGGCGGCATCGCAAACCGAACTCGCAAAACAGAACGGGGCCGAACCGCGATACGTTCTTGAAATCCAATGGGGCGGCGTTACGGGAACGAAGTATTATTCCGATGAAGAATTCACGCCAACGGGCGGCGGCTTTACAACCGATGATCGGGTTAATCGTTGGGGCAATCTGAAAGTTCAAGGCAAGCCGGCAAAAGTTGGTTCAACAAATTCGTTCAATCTTTCGTTGCGCGATAACGATTTAAGTTTGCGAACGTTGTTCAACTCGAAGCCGGGCGTTCAAGGCAAGATCGCTTACATTCACGTTTGGTTCAATGGCACGGCTTGGACGGATGCCGTTACCGTTTTCGCCGGGATTATGACTGCGCCGTTTAAGTTCAACGAACGTTCGGTTGATTGGCAAGTTACGTTGACGGGCATCGAAAAACATTTTGATCGTTCGATTGGCTTTCCAATTACGCGGCAAGTTTTCCCGGAAGTTGTTTGCGATGATTGCGAAGGAAAAATCATTCCTATCGTTTACGGGAATCCGGTCAATCGCGTTCCGGCATGTTTGATCGATAGGCCGGGCAAAGGTTTTTTATCTCAAGTTTTCCGGCATACTGACACCGCGCTTTATCTGAGTGATACGGCGGCGAACCTCGGCTTCACTTCCGGAACGTCAATTGATTTGATGATTGGCTATCCGAACAATTATGAAATCGTTACCGGAAGCTTTGCCGATGGAAATACAAATGAATTCATCTGGACTTCGCGAAGTAAGATTTTGCAGGCCGGAACATCGGACGGCGATGTAAACGTTGACGGCTTCACTCATTCGGCCGTTCCGAAAAGCGATTTTTCAAATCCGCATATTTCGCGGGCCGGGCATTTGATTTCTTGGTATCTCGACAACGACAACGGCGGCGAAGAATGGTTTACGTTTTTCATTACGAAATGGAAAGCGCCGTTCAATATCAACATTGCCGTTCATCCGGAACCGGACATTCCAAGCGGCGGAACCGGGGCCGGGGATCCTTATCGCGTTTGGGCGGATCCGGGCGTTGTTCCATATTGGCCGGCCGGAACTCCGGTTTTCGAAACAGGCGATTGGAAATACGTTGTCAATTTCTTTCCGTCAAAAGAAGTTCAAAAAGTTGAAGCGCGCGGAAGCGAACAAAGCGCAAACGAAAGCGAACAAGTTTATCACGAATACAATTCATCGACTTATACCGTCAATTTGAACGATACGGATTACAATACCGATCTTGGACGGGCGGGATCCGATCCGGGAATCACAACGATTTCTGTGAACTCTCCACCGTCACAACTCGGATTCAATGAAGAAACGATATGGGTAACACTGGTCGGAACAACCGATGATGAAACCGATACCGGAACGCCGTTGGAAAAAGGCCCGGAAATCATCGAACATATTTTAACTTCGGAATGGTTGGGCAACATCGGCGCGGGGTTCATTGATTCGGCGGCATTCGCGGCGGCAACAACGGCCGTTGCCGAAAAAATGCAAATGGCAATTTTGGATGAAGTAAACATTCATAAGCTTGCCGGGGATCTCGCGTTTCAAAGTTTCTGTTTATACTTTTGGGATCTTGGTCAAGCTTCGATCAAACAAATCAAAAACGATTTGAGCGCGGAAACATCGGAAGCAACTTACACGCAAACCGATAAAACGCACGCAAGCGAATCGCCTTTAGTTCTCTCGCAACCGTCAATCGAAAACATTTATACCGAACTTCTCGCGACGATGAAGACGGCTATCAGTTCGCCGGAATCGAAATTGTTCCGGCGTTCTCCGGATGCAATCGCGGCGTTCGGGAAGCGGCGAAAAACTATTGATCTTTGGGCGTATCAAAACGCCGAATACGTTTCGGATATCGCGGAAGATTGGCTTTCGTATTATCTCGGATTTCAACAAATGGTTGAATTCACGGCGCGGCTGAATGCGTTGGAACGGCAACCGGGCGACGTTATCACCGCGAACTTTTCCGATGGGAATTCAAACAACATCATCAACGAAAAAGTTCGAATCGTTGGCGTTTCTCACACGTTCGGCAAAGCCGGCGAATCAACGGATCGAATCAAACTGGATTGCGAATATGCGCTTTGGTCATATTCGATTGAAGCCGTTACCTATACGAACGAAGATTGCAACGTTGAAGTTCCGGTTGAAACTTCGGATCCATCAACAACAACAACTTCAAGTTCAACAGACTCGACAACGACAACGACAACGACAACAACAACAACAACTTCGGAAACCACCGAATCAACAACGACCGAATCAACAACTTCGGGCGAAGAAACAACGACCACAACAACGACAACCACCACCACAACAACGACAAGTTCAACATCGGGCGGCGGCGGAACCACAACGACCACAACAACGACAACCACCACCACCACGACCACGACCACGACAACGACAACGACAACCACGACAACAACGACAACGACAACTTCAACTTCAAGCGGCGGCGGAAGCGGAAGCGGAAGCGGCGGCGGAACCACCACGACCACGACC